TCATTAACACTCCAATGGTGGGTTCAGTTTACAGTTTACCCGCCCCCGGAGTAATCGCCTTCTCGTACCTCAGAGAGACGAACACCCGTGAAGGGAGGCTACCTGCCGCCTTATAGTAGGAGGTATGTTGCCGTATCCGCGTTGGTCCGAGGAACCACGCTCGAATCCGCTCATCTGCATTCGGGTTTAAGGGCTTCTCATCGACACTCGGCTTCCCGTATTTTGAAGTCAGAATATCTGCTATCTTAATTCCACAGCCAAACGCAAAATTGTCGTTAAGACCTAGAATTACCTGATACAGTCTTTCTTTCTCAAAAATAAAATCGACATAGAAATCGCAGCCATCGACATCGAAATGCTGGATTCCGAAGTGCGGAAATGACCGATCAGAAGCGGCCTTGGGGTATACAGTTTTGAGGGTTGTGGCCCACCTTTCTAACGATCCGCCGTAAACCGTCTGAACTTCTTTTTCAGACATCCCCCATCGGGTTGACTGGAAGCCCTCCAGTGAAACGCCAGGAACTACTGTTTCGGCGCAAACCGGCGCGGCAGTAAGCAACAGCACTAAAACCAGTGTTCGCCACACATTAGCCCCCTTCCCTATCTCCTTTTATACTGCCAACGGTTTCGGTCCTCCCCCGCTGGCGTGCGGTAAGGCTCTTGCCACATCAGATATCGGTTATCACCTTCACAGTTGACCATCCACCCGCCAAAAGCGTAGTCAACAACCAGTGTTGCCCTTTCGCACGGGAAGTTGTTAACCCGTAGCAACCACGCAAATCTCTCGCCGTACTGAGGGGTATAGTCGCCCGCATAAGCAGGGGGAGTGGCCAGTATCAACGCAAGAACGCTCATAAATAACAGCTTCATATTTACCCTCCCTCCTGATCGGAGCCCACGATCAAATGAATTTCGCGCACTTCGGCTAAAGGAATCCTAATTTCCTCGCTTGGGTTTAATTGCTCTAAAACCAGTTCTCTAACGTTCTGCTCAACAAACTGCTTAATAAGCACCGAGTTGTCATTTTTGAACACGACAACATCACGGCCGCGCGACGGAGGCTTGAAGGGGTTTATGTGCAGCAACCAGCCGGGGTAGTAGCGTGGCTGCATTGAATCCCCAAGCATATAAACCGCGTAGGCTTCCCGAACACCGCCCAAGTTGCCGGGCCGCTGTGTATAGCCCACTATATTATCTTCAAACATTTCTTGCTCAGACCCGCCTCGGCCGGCACTCCGGATGGGGATCATTTCGCCACGTCGAACGGGCGGCCGTCCGGGGGATGCGGATACGATACCCGTCGCCTTAACGGGCCGATCGACTGACTCTATATCCTCGACCATGCACCCGAGCTGTTCCGCAATCTGGCGCAAGGTGTAACGCCGGGGTCTTCTCGATCGCCCCGAAATTATATCGGTGACGGCGGTTTCGCCCAATCCCGCGTCGAGAGACAGCGCTTTAGCGTTGCCATTGTACTTAGGAGAAGCGTCTAACAACGCTTTCAAACGGCGGCCCGTTTCGGTTACGGGCAGCATTTCGGCCGAATACAGGCTGACGTTTGCCAAAATATGATTTCCCGTTGACTTGATATCCGTAATGGGATATCCCATGTCCGGTCACGCCGTTCTCCCCAACAGATAAGGGAGGCGTGCGGAGAAATCTATAACCCAATGAGGGGCAACGTGGAACTCGACTTGGCTGCTGCGCTCAACGCCGTCCTCGGCAGAGGCGCCCGCAAGCGACTTGCCGCAGAGGCATGTGTGCCAACCGAGACGGCAAAAAACTGGCTGGAAGGCCGCTATCCAGCCGCCCGCAAGCGCCAGCTCAGCGCGATCCTCATCCGGCATTGCGATCAGCAACGCAAGGCGCTCGACGCAATCCTACAACAAGCATCGCAGGATTTATGAAACGTATATCAATCCGGAGTGAATAATTTGTATCTTCTTAAAGCGACTACAGACAAAGACATCCTCAACCAGATAGCTGAGTTCATTAAGTCGGCTGCATCTGCCGAACGTCATCACGCTTCTCGCGTACACAAAGGTAAGAAGATCGCGAGAGAACGATCTGAATACGCTGCACGGATGTTGGACCAGCTCGCTATCGACATAAGAGAGAACATGAAGATCGATCGCTAACTACAAACCGCTTGACACGCTCCAACACACAACTCCACTATCACCTAATAGACGAATTGGAGTTGACAGATGGCGAAGGGTGGTGACGGTCGGAAGATAGAGCCAGACGACAACTACGATCCATCACTCGACGCACCAACACCACGGGACGTAGGTGGCATCAGCGGACAACGGCTCCTTTCGTTCATAGAACGAGTCGAGAGGCTGAACGAGGAGACAGCCGCACTACGAGCTGACATCAAGGAAATAATGAAGGAAGCTAAAGGATCAGGCTTTGATGTCAAGATCATCCGCTTCCTTATCAAGATACGCCAGCAAGACGCCGACGACGCAAACGAGTTTGAAGCACGCGTGGACACCTACAAACGCGCTATTGGTATGGGGTAAACATGGACATGCTAACCGACTACACCGCCGAGTTCCAACAGGGTGGCGTAAAGGCTGCCATCGCGGCCACTGGCGCCAAGAGCGGCGACCTGTTGATGGTGCCGATCGACAAAATACGGGTGCCCGAAGGGCTTAATGTACGCGACCGTACAGAAGCCTACGAACGGCACATCGAAATGCTGTGCGACTCTATCATCGAAAACGGTTTCTTCCGGTGGATGCCGTTGCGTGGCTACGCTGCCAAGGTCGGCGACGAAACGGTGATCTACGTCACGGGTGGCTTCTCCCGGCTGGAGGCTGCCAAGCTGGCGATCAAACGAGCCAGCATACCGCTTGAAGTGTTGCCGGTGGTGCTGACGCCAAGCGGCACGTCTATGGCCGATATCCAGCTCGGCTTGGCGATGGACAACACCGGCCGAGCGCTCACCCCCTACGAGCGTGGCCGGGTGGTCAAGCGGCTAATCGGCTACGGCTGGAGCCAGCAGGACATCGCCACCAAACTCGTTGTCTCACAGGCTTACGTGAACAACCTGCTTTACTTGCACGGTCTGCCACAGGCCATACAGGACATGGTGATGCGCGATCAGGTGAGCGCCAACCACGCCGTCACCACCGCCAAGGCGGTCGGCCCCGACGAGGCCCTGAAGACGTTCCAAGACGCATTATTAGTTACTAATAACGAGCGCATCGAAGGCGACCCGTCATCCGAGGACGATGACATCGAAAAGGGCGGAAGCGCTGGCCGAATCAGGCCAAAGGCAACCGGCGTCGTCAGCAAGAAAATCATTTTGGCGGCGGTAGACTACGCGATTGCGCTTGGCGACATCGAGTTCCTGATCCGCTGGCGCAAGGGCGAGAAGGACGCCGTTGACGAACTCGCGGCCACGCTGAAGAAGCCCAAGGCCGTCAAAGCCAAGGCCGTTAAGGCCAAGCGCAAAACCAAAGCGCAGAAAACGGCTGACGCTGTTGCGGCGGCCGAGATCGGCAAGGCGGCTGACGAACTGGAGGATGACGACCTGTAAAGGAGGCCGAACCGTGGAAATCCGTCATCAGCATACCAACGAAGTTCTACGAACAGTAGAGGGTGTGAACCTCCAGGGTGTGAACCTCCGGGGTGCGTACCTCCAGGGTGCGAACCTCCAGGATGCGAACCTCCAGGATGCGAACCTCCGGGATGCGAACCTCCAGGGTGCGTACCTCCAGGGTGCGTACCTCCGGGGTGTAAACCTCCGGGGTGCAGACCTCCGGGGTGCGTACCTCCAGGGTGCGAACCTCCAGGATGCGAACCTCCGGGGTGCGTACCTCCAGGGTGTGAACCTCCAGGGTGTAAACCTCCGGGGTGCAGACCTCCGGGGTGCGTACCTCCGGGGTGCGTACCTCCGGGGTGCGTACCTCCAGGGTGCGAACCTCCAGGATGCGAACCTCCGGGATGCGAACCTCCAGGATGCGAACCTCCAGGGTGTGAAAGGCTATATTTGTCTTGGAACAGACACGCGCAACTATCACTTTCGCGCGGTCAAGTGGTCAGACGGCTGGCGGGTAAACGCAGGCTGCCGGTGGTTCACTGTTGCCGAAGCGGTAGCACACTGGACCGCCAAGGGTAACAACGACGCTTTGGCTCGCGTAGCCATCGTAACGGCTCACAAGTAAATGGGCCGGTAAAACCCTCCGGATGGCTTACAGTAAAGTTCAAGCTGCCGATCGACGCTACGCAACTCACCGCCTCGCCGCGCATCGCAACTCAACGCAATGGGCTACCGCAAATGGGCTGGAGTTATAAAGTCTTAAAGATGGGCCGTGACGGTAGGGCGGAATGGCTCACGGCCGAGCTGAAGTTCAAGCTGCCGATCGACGCTGCACGTGCTGCTATGGCTTACATGGTTTCGCACGCCGATCGCGGAGAAATGGTTGTCGTCAGCTTGGAGCCGTCGCCCGAGTTGAAGCCGGTAACTGATCGGCTGCGCGAGCATCAAGTCATGCTTGACTATCTGAAAGCAGTTTACCGGCGCAATTCCAGCATGGAGTTGGGCGACCTAATCCGCGAAATCGATCCGTATTGGATAGAGCCTAATGGACAAAATCCAGCTTGACACCCGTGACCGGCGCAACCTGTACCGGGAAGACTCGGAAAACGTGTTTGCTGTCGGCATATCGTCTGATGAGCCGGCCGTTGAACTGATTGGCGACGTGGTTGAGACGCTGACAGACGCGATCGACACTTTGCGCCAAACCGGAGGGCGGTTCGCATACGTCGTAATGAGGATCGAACGATGAAGCCTTACGATGAACGGCTAGGCTGTCTCGCGTTTCCACAAGACGGCGTGTGGCTTGTCGTAGAGCCCAGCGGCAAACTGATAGCCTGTACCGGAAATGATGAGTACGAGGCTCGCGCCATAGCGCAATACCACAACTTAGTAGGTGATCTATGCCATACGCTCGCCGTGCCAGCGATCGCGGGTGGCGAGGGAGAGCCGACATGAGCGAGAACCCGCCACGCGCCGATGCGACGCAGCATGCTGAAAAGTTTATGAGGGTAGTAAAGAACTATGTAGCAAACACGCCAATATTTACAGGGCATCTTGCCCTCGCCCTACAGCAGTACGGCGACGGGCGAGCCCGCGAGGCACGCAACGTCCTAATCGACCGGCACGACTCCACTTCTGGCGATCATGTCCTGGCGAACTGCGCCTTCTGTCAACTCGTAGATCACGTCCGCCGCGAGGCCAGAGCAGCGGCGCTTGTTGGTGTACGGGGCGCCTATCGGGCGATCCGCGCGCAACAGGTCCACCATCAAAGTCTTGCAGACACTGAAGGCATTGCCGGCAGAGACAATGATCGTGCCCTCGCCCATGCCTATCGCATCGCGGCGAACACGATAGAGAACGTACTCCTAGAAGCTGCCACCGAGGACGAGATCCCATGACCGCGAGCGCCCTCGCCTCGAAGCCGCCGTCCGATGGAACATGATTATTGGTGGCAGATGCTACGCGCAGCGATCTTCGCGTTGGCGTTCTGCGGTGGCTGGGAAATAGCTAAGCTAACGCCATGAAGCTAATCGCCTACCGTTGTGGTCTGCCCGCTTGGGTCAGAGGTAAGTGCAAGCGGCAAGGCGGTACGCGCATCTGTGGCGTATGTCTCGGCGATCTGTATCAACAGGACTTTCATGAACCAAGACACCCTAGACGAAGCCGTAAAAGCCGCCAAACGGTTCCTCGAACTCGCTGAGAACTTAGAGTTAGGCATCGTAGGCACCCGTGCATCGGGAGCCGTCAAGCGGGCCAGCATGGACCTGACGCGAGCGTTAACCGATTTAAGGAAACCGGGATGATACAAATCTGTATCTTAAACCCGAGACTAGAACGCAGATGGGGCTTACGGTTCCCACTATACAACTACCACTGGCTGGTTTTATGGCTTGGCTGGGTCGAGCTAAGATTTGGCCGATGGCCGTCGATACGGAGAGAACCATGAGCACCATAGACGACCTGAAGGCCAAGGTAGATCGACTGCGGGATCAACTACGTGACGCGCAGAAGTCGTACAACGACGCCAGGATCGCAGAATACCCGATCAAGCCGGGACAGGTGTTTATTAATAAGAAGGGTCAGCGTGGTCAAGTTATCAATTTAGAAGTTCACTATGGTAGAATTACCCCGATACTCGGGTTGTTTAATAAAGACGGCACCCTCGGTGCTCGTGAAAGTGTCATGAACCACTGGCTTGAGTGGAAGGCAGAGCAATGACCGATGACCCGAGAGTCCAACGCCTGAACGCCGTTGCAGCCCAAATGATTACCGATCACAAGTATGACCCGCACTTCGCCGGGATGGCTGAGCGGATCGACATAGAGACGCGGCTGTTCTTGGCTCGGTGTGACGCGCTCCGCGAACTCGCGCTCAAAGATATGTTGGACCTGCGCAGTCAGTTTAGCGACGAACGGTATGCCGTGGAAACTGATCGGAAGATCGGTTTCTACACGCAAGTCGATGGTCGATGGATAGTAACACCCCCATCAACGGAGAAGTTACGTGCGACAGCAATTGCGGTGATGCACTACTGCGCCGGCACTCCGCAACAGGATTGATCCATCACGAAAATCGCTGAGATACTTTCACACGAGCTGAAGCAATGATCTCCGCTAAACAGCGTGTCGCCATCCACATGGCCGCTGCACTCCCGCTCGACCTACCGCCTCGCCGTACTGCGTTCCACGTATGGAAGTGGTGGATGCACCTTGCGCTCATGGCGTTCGCGTCAACGTGGGTCGCGGTAGGCGTTGTCTACATACTACGGAAGGGGATGTAACTGTGAGCAGCCACCATAGACGGTCAAGGGTCTGGCTTGAAAAACGTCTAGCCACTTATCCGTACTTGGCAACTGCACCCGTATCAACCAGACCGCAAGACGTTGACCCGGCCATACAGGAAACCTGTTGCTCGGCTGTACTCCATACAGGCGTTCGGACTTGGGCGTTCGTCTCACCTGAATCCAGGGGTGTGTTCCTGCAAACCGTACCTATGGCTCAGCAGGTTGATGGGCTGTGATAGTCGGCCTCACCGGCACCCGTCATGGCCCTACACCACACCAGCACGACGCTATGAAGTGGTTTCTAACAGGGCTGCCGATAAGCCGCTTCGTACACGGAGCAACATCCGGCGCAGACACCCTCGGCCACTACATCGTCGAGAAGGCGCATCGCGGCGTACCGATCGAGCTGCATCCGTCCAACATCGGCTACCGCAGCATCCTTCTGCACAACCCGGTTGGCAATCTGGAGATATACCCCGAGGCAGACCCGCTAGAGCGCAACCGCAACATCGTTTGCCGGGTGCACGGGCTGGTGGCTGTACCGATGCGATACCCGGAGGATTGGGGCTCTGGCACATGGGCGACCGTGAGAGAAGCTAGGTGGATAGGGTTGCCAGTGTACGTGATCCGGCCAGATGGAAGGACTGTGAGGGACATATGAACCGTGATCTAGCGGAACAAATTTTTCCACTCGCCACAATCAATCGCACGTCAGCCGTGGCCGTCAAATCGTCCACCCACATGTCAGGCGATATACGGACTCGACTCGACAGCATCTACGTTGTGTTCCCGAAGATGGTCATGGGCGAGCGTAACCGCCATCGCTGCTTCTCTCTGTCCGACCGATCGTCCCGAGCGGTTCCCCCGGAAAAACTTATTGCCGAAGTGCGATCGGGAGAAGGACTAGCTATGCCTGCCAAGTTCCGCAAGCGGGTGAAAGGCATGGGCGGCGGCGATGAGTTGATGGGGGATGAGCTGATAGAAGCACAGCTCGATTGGATTGAAGACGCCCTGAACGCGGCTGACGGCGCAGAGCGAGCCATGAAACGAGAGGCCAAGGAGACGGTCAATCGCCGGCTCGATATGTTCATCTACATGCACAGCCTTCAGACCGGAGTACAAAGTGGTTGGCTTAACTTTTTCGGCCTACGGTTAGACCAAGGCGCAGACCCAACGATCCAAGTTCTAGCGCAAAAATGTTTCGAGGCGTACCGAACAACTATACCGAATGCCCTAAGCCCCGGATCTTGGCATCTACCTTTCATCGATATCCACGAGGCGGCTACGACAGACATCCTCATCAACCTGTCGGCGGCACGTTGCGCCCATCTGTCCTACAACGATCTTGAAACTGGCCAGCGTATGACGTTGGAACGGGCTCTCGGGATCGCCGCCAAACTGAAGGACACGAGCCCGCTGCACGCCAGCCCGTTCGAGCATCAGGCTACGCCGGATACTCAGATAGATATCAATGGCATTCGAGCAGGATGGAAAAACCGGGGAGAACACGGCAACCTACCCGGCTGGCGGCAGGCTCGCAAGATGATCCCCGACGAACAGATAGCTCCGCTTCCCGAGGGCTATGAACTATGAGTGATGGTCCTGCCTGCCCTTTCCCGCCTGAGAAAGACCAGCCTTCTGTACATCATGTTGATGGCAAGTGCGAATGGCATCCTATCTGTCCGCATCCTGTCGCGTGCGACCGCCACGGCTGCGCCCATCCGAAGGATAGCCATTCAGAGGCGAACCGATGAACCGTGAGGGCTTCTATCGCATCATATGGGACTATCAACCCGGAATCGGATTCTGCCGCCATCATACGTTAGCAGTACACGAGGAAACCTATGAGAATTGGAATTTAATGATAATCCGTGGTGTTCCGGGCGATCCCCATCACATTGCAACGTTAAACATAAATTCTACTAGCGATAATTTCAAAAGTCTTGTGGTCGGTAAACCGATCCGAGGTTTGCCAACGAAATTCCGTGATGCCCCGTAAGTCCTCACCGCTGCCCGTAGGCAGCCCTGGCGCCGACACCCTGCCACGGGTGCTCCCGGCCACCAGTCTGCCCTACAGCCTCGCCCCGCGCGGCCTGTCGCGGGTGCAGGCAGCCGAGTACGTGGGCATCGGTGTCACCAAGTTCGATGAGCTGGTGGCCGATGGTCGGATGCCCCAGCCAAAGCGGATTGATGGGCGTAAGGTTTGGGATAGGATGCAGGTTGACGCCGCATTCGTGGCGATCGACGGAACCGAGCATAACCCGTGGGATAACATATGACCCTATTGGAACTAGATGAAATAGTTGCCGAACACCTTAAAGGCGCCGATCCTGCTTCTATACAAGGCATCATCCGAGAAGCCTTACATCATATGTATGAGGCTGCAAAACGTGGCGAACGGGTTTGCCTAGGGGATCACGGAGAAATTCGTTTTATGAAATTAAAATGATTAGCCGGATGCGCGATGGCACCGGCCAGCGCCATTATCGCTACCTCTACGAAGATGTCGATCGGCACGGCAACGTCCGAATTTATTTCTGGCGAGGAAAACGCCAGCCGAAAATCCGGATGAAATCTCAATCCGGAACGGATGAGTTCGACCGGGAATACCGCACCGCATTCAGCGCCCAACCAGCTACAGAAAGCCTACGGGAAGGCTATACGGCGCTCGGCACCCTCCGATGGCTGTGTGAGCAATACTATGTGTCAGCGGCCTTCCAGCGGCTCGGAGACAGCACCCGTAAAGTAAGGCGGGGAATCCTTAACGATATCTGCCAAAAAGTCGGCGCTCTCCCGTTCAAACGTATGGAGCCGCAGCACGTCGCCAAACTGCGTGACGAGAAAGCGACCGCGCCCGAAGGGGCGAACGGTCGAGTGAAGGCGCTGCGTCAGCTATTCGAGTGGGCGACATCCCCCGAGTACCGGCATACCGATCGCAATCCAGCTCGTGAGGTTGGCTACCTTCGTAGCCACAACCCGGACGGCTTCAAAGCGTGGACGGAAGCCGACGTAACGGCGTTTGAGACGCAACACCCGATCGGTACCCAACCACGACTCGCGCTCGACCTGTTACTCTATACGGGTGTGCGTCGAAGCGACGTGGTTAGGCTTGGGCCGCAGATGGAGCGTGGCAATAAACTAGTTTTCACGGAGACTAAAGGCCGTGATCGAGTCGTTAAGACGCATGAGCTGCCGATCCTTCCTCCCTTGCGCGTGTCGATCGACGCAACGCCAACCGGCCACCTTGTCTACCTCGCAACGGTCTACGGCAAACCGCGTAGCGTCAAAGGGTTTGGCGGCTGGTTCAAACGGCACTGTCGAGCCGCAGGGCTAGAGGATGTATCCGCCCACGGGCTCCGCAAGCTCGGGGCTCAGCGATGCGCGGAGGCGGGTGCGACCGAATATCAGCTCATGGCGCTGTTCGGCTGGACCAGCACGAAGCAAGCCGGCGTCTACACGCGGAAAGCCAACCGAGTGCGGCTGGAGGGTGAAGCGGCACCGTTTCTTTCCCACCAGACTTTCAGTGAGAAAATTAGGCCGAAAAAGCGTTAGATTTCAATGCCATTTTAGGCTGGTGGTGCCCAGGGGCGGCGGGCCGAGTTCAAGTCAGAACAACGGTTTAGCCCGAAAGTGGGAAAGAACTCGGTCCACTAGATTTCATTAGGCTTTTTACAATCTCTTTCCCACTCCCGATCACGAGTTCTGAAGCGCCGTGTGAGCGGCTAACAGAGCTGCGTCGTACTCTGCCTGTTCGTCCGCAGTCGGCGGCACTTCGGCCGTGACGCCAGCCCAAATCTTCTTGACGCCCTCGACCACTTCGGCACCCGTGGCCACAAGGGCAGGGGCTTCCCGTAAGAGGGCCAACAGGACCGGCAACAGTTCTGCAATCGCGATACCCATCTGAGTTCTCCTTAAGGCTACGGAATGGCCGAGCTGAGATCGCCGATCGCCGTGATAGCAACCCCGAGCAAGGCTTCATTGGTGCGCGCAGCCATGACAGCCCTGTACGCCACGTTGTCGAGATCCTTGATCTTCTGCTTGGTGGCCGGGTCGTGGCAAACAATCTTCACCGTGGCTGTGCAAGCCGGCAGAGACGTGTAGCGCAGCGCCAGCTTCTCAGCGAGCGTTAGCGACTGTTCGGCTGCCACAATAGTTTTGCTGACGACAGGTGACGGTGTAGTGCTACAAGCCGCCAGTGCCAGCATCGTAAACCCGACTACCCATTTCATTTGTCCATTTCCTTTGCCAACTCCACCACAGAGTCAATGAGCCGGTCTGCCCGCATGTCCTCATCCTTGGTTCCGGGACCTGCATTCCAGAACCGTTTGAACTTCAAGAGCGCCTGCTTCAAGGCGGCGCGTTCGGCCGGTGTAAAGTCTATCATTCGACTTCTTCGAACTGACCTGTAGCCCGGTGCTGTCGGCGGAAGCCGGGCATCATAGCCCTCCTGCTTTTCAGTCCGCGACGGTCCTTCGATACCTGTGTCCATACCCCCTTCGAGTTGGTAACTGACATATAGCCACCGCTCGTGAGATCGGGACAACGACCCTTCAGATGGCGTCCAAAATCAAAGGGCGGCAACCCACTTCTGCTGAAGTAGTTCGGCAGTACGAAGTCGGAGGCCGCGAAACCACCGATCGAGTAGGCCAACTCATCAGCTTCGACCGCATCACAAGCCTCATAAGCCGCAAGCCGGCCGTTCGCCATCTTGAAAATCCTCCGGATGTCCGGATCGAGGATTAGTTCAAGAGCTTCGTGGCTGAGCGTTGTGTGCCAGTTCAAGCCGAGCTGCATACAGTCGCCAACAAACACTCGGCTATAGGTACGAATGTTTTGGGTAGGATCGTCGTCATGCCAACCTAACGAGTCTGCATCGTTCGAGTGGCGGTTAAGAAAGATCGGCCAGCAGTCCGGAACAAGACTTGGGATATCGTGCATCCCGGCTGGCACGACTTTGATACCAGGTTCACGTAGCCGCCCCCGCCACGCTGGAATGAAGTCCCGATCGATCTGAGTCTGAAGCGGCGTTATAACGTCGTTAACTTCGGCGTCTTGTAAGAGAGGGGATGCGTTAACCACATACAGGAATTTCATTTTACTGTCTCCAAGGGCCGGTTAAATCACGCCACCGATCCGTTGTGTGGCGAGACCGGCGGATACCCGTTCTGCGGTGGATAAGGATAGTGTGGCGGATGAGCTTTGCTGTATGCGACGGCCACTCCTGCGCCAGCGATCAGGACTGTCACCAACGCGATAAGATAGAACATTACGTTGGTCTGTCCTGTGTCGGTTCCCGTGCTAGCCGCCTGCCTTTGATTGAGCTTGTCCACCGCAGAAATCAGATTAGTCATCGCGGGATCTTGGAACGCCTGCTTTCCTCGCCCTTCGGAAAGTGATTGTTCGATAGTGGTAAGGCGCTTGCCAACATCTGAAAACTGCTGCTGCTGGTTTGCCAATGCCGTCGCCGCCGTAGTCGCCACCAACGCCCGCAGATCATCCGCCAAGCGCGATTGCTGCGTTCGCAGAGCCTCGGCGATCGAGGTAGTCTGTGCCTGTAGAGTGGCCGCCTGTTCCGAGGTGCGTCTTGCCTGCTCAGTAACGGCAGCCACGTCGGTAGAGCGAATGGCGTTGATGCGGTCTTTTTCCGCTATCTGTATTTCTTTCCCTAACTCAGCACGCATTTTAGCGAGATCGTCCGCGCGGTCTGATGATGCCTTCAGCATTTCAAGCGAATGCTGGTAGCGAACCTCGCTGAGCCTATCGATGGACTTCAGTTGGGTGTCGGTAAGTCTGTCTCCCAACGCGCGAATATCGTCCTGACGTTTCTCGACCAAAGCCCTGATGTCGTCTTGGCGCTTGAGGCCCTGTTCGTTCAGCGCTTTGACATTCTCACTCGGATCAATGCTTGCGTTGTTGCCCTTATTATCCCGTCCAGCGGCGCCCCTCTCTCCGGGAGGCCCCGTCTGGCCGTCAGATTGCGTCTGCGCCAATACGCCGGGGCATTGAAGTGCGATACCTCCGATAAGTGCGGCAGCGATCAATAGTTTCATCACTTACAGCCTGTGGCCGAGAAGCAGGTACAGCACCAGCACGATCAGCAGAATGCCTACAATCCCGATGCCGCCGTTATACCCCCAGCGGGAGTAGCCCACACCACCCCCGAACAGCAACACCAGCACCAGAACAATAAGAATCAGCTCCACATCAAACTCCCGTGTGACGGGCTGCCTCAACCCGGTTCAAGTCTGCCGTCGCGACAATATCTGCCGTCACATCAACCGGCGTCATCGGGGGCACCGCTATGGGTGGGGGTGAGGCCGACACAGCAAGGTTTGTCGCGATCTCTCCGAGGCCGATCTGTGCGACGATCTTGTTGGCGATAACCTCGGGCGTCTGCCCAAACCGCTCGACCGCCTCGCTGGCGTTGTCGAGAACATATTGAACGCCAGGAACAAGGCTTTGCGGTATTAACCCTGTGACGAGCTTTGGATCGGCCGTAAGCACCATATTCTGTGCGCCCTGCTGAACCGCTCCAAGGGAGTTCTTGACGGCGTTCTCCAACACTTTGCGGAGCTGTGCATCCTTCACATGAGAGTTAATGAACGCCACAGCAACGGCCGCGATGACAGTGCCGGCCGTCCCGATAAGCGCGATAAGGATTTGAGTGAACGAGATCGTTTCCATGTCACTTCCCATCCAAATAAAGGCTCAACGCCAGTTGTGAAGCGGAGCCGAAGTCACTGTCGATCTGGCCACGGTAGAAACCCTTGTCGCGGAGGAACGTTTGAAGCTTCCGTGACGCCTCCCGGTAGGCCGTGACGACTTCCTCATCCTCGGGCGGTGGCGCCTCCACCTTCGGCGCGTCCTCGGGGTGAGCATCTTCCTGATAGTCGAACTCTCCGCTTTTCTTGAACCGATCGAAGTAATCGTTCTTACGCTTATCGATGTCGGGAGTGTTGTTCCCGACTGCCTTCTTCATCGCCGGCCAGCCGCCGTGCTTGTAGCGCCAGCGCATGTATCCGACCGCAATAGCCGCCGACACGTCGGGCCGGTTGGCTAGGTCCGGATCGTTGACGATCGCGTGCCCCGTCAGCTCTTGCAGCTTGACGTAATTCGACCGCCCGGTTAGCTGCAACACAGTACGGCCCCGGTAGCGCCACCCGTCATCGGGCTCGGTGTTGCCGAGGTTCTTCCGGCCCCACTCGCCGCCGTAGACGAAGTTGAAGTACTCCTCGGGGCGCTTTTTCATCACGTCGATCTGTGCATCCGACAGACCCGACACGCGAGCGCCAAAGATGGCGCGGATACGAGCTGTGCTGGTGCCGCCGTACCCCGTCTCGCTACGTGGCTGAAGGGCGCTCTCGCCCATCGCAATAGCCGCGATACCGGCGCGCAACTCGTTATCGGTGACGCCCTGCCGGTCCATTTCGGCGCGTAGAATCTCGAACGACTCTTTTTCGGTCACGGCTTACCCTCCGTTCATCTTGTCCTTGTCAAGCAGCAGCAATGGCTGGACTACCTGCGTATACGGGAACACGCCTTTCTTGCGACCGCTCGCGTCGTAGTGGTCAAGCAACAAGGCTTTCATCCGGCCGAACAAATCATCAAACGCCCTCTCGGCCGCCGCTCGCGTCGGGTGCTCTTGACGCATCGCGTTGATAATAATGTTGGCCGCTGCACCGTTCACACTATCCCGTGGAAAGCCGTGAGCCACTAGGCGCATGGCGTTTAACAGCTCTCGTTGGGCTTCCGGCCCAGTCTTGGAGAGTGGGTCACTCATAGGAGTATTCCGCTCGCGTGCCACTGTATTACAACGTCCCCTCCGTTGGGAGTCAGCGGCAGCCCGGTAACGCCCGTGTCTTCAAACAGCACCAACTTCCATGTGGTGTTGGCGCCGCCGTTGTGCCGGTAGATGACGATTGCCTCCACGGACGCTCCAGTGACAGCGGTAAAGGTCACATCCGCACCGTCGAACAGTCCGTTGCCAGCCACGGTTGGCGTAACAATTCGACCGGGCGTTCCTACGATCCCCGACAAATCGTTGTAGAAGTCGTGAGCCGCGCTGTAGATGTAGGTGCCCGTGTCGATCAGGGCCGCGTAAGGGCCGTTTGTAGTATCGTCCTGATCGAGCGAGACGTTGGCTGCGGCGGTTCGAAGGAACCCTTTATAGGTCGGAAAGACTTGGTTACTCACAGGGCTTCTCCTAGTTGTGTTTGAAGGTGGCGATTACCGCTTGCTCTCTAGCCGCCGTGGTCCAAGTCCATGTCGGGTTCCTGGCTGTAGCGGCAGTTTGTACCTCGTAAGCAAGGGCGATGGCAAACGCTACGCCGGGAGCCAAGGCGAGCTGGTCCGTGATTGTACCGACGTTCACCGATGCCGTAGTAGTTCTGGCATCCCCGAGACCGAATATGATTAGCTCGTTGTCCTGAGTCGGCGTGACACTGTTTGGCTGTAGCGTCGTGGCAGAAGCCGTCTTGTTGCCGTTTTCGGCGTCAAATATGCCACCATTCGAGAACGCGGCTACCGCGAGGGCGGGGAAGTGACCGCTGGTGTTGTGCGTAAATGTGTGGCCGCTTCCGACTGTCGGACTTACAACGTAATGCAGTTGGGTCCGACCGCCGCCGCTCCCGGAATCCTGTAAGGTCAAGTGGCTCCACGTATTGCCTTTGCTGTCCGATATCGCCGTGTTGTCTCCGTTGTCGCACGTAACCATGACAAGCAGAGTGGCGCCTGTCGTGTCGATCGCCGAGGAGGTTACGTTGGACCCGCCCGTGGTTTGAGCAACGACGTGGGCAATAAGCGTGATCGGTTGGAAGAACGTTGGCCCGTAGAACGTATCGTCCTCGGTCACAAGACCCGGCAATAGCGTTATTGTACCGGGGACCACTGTGGGAGCGTAGAACGTGTCATCCTCGGTCACGAGGCCCGCCAGTAACGTGCCGCTGCTACTGGTGATCGGATTGTAGATGGTGTCGGTGTCGGCGATGAGCCCCGGCAGCAGGTATGCCGACCCCATTGACGCGGTTGGCCCGTAGAACGTATCGTCCTCGGTCACAAGACCCGGCAATAGCACCAACAGTTCGTGCGCGATCGTCCACGGCAGGAAGACGTCTGCCTCCGTCAACAGCTCCGGTGATAGTGTGGCTACCCCCATTGTCACTGTTGGCGGGTAGAAGGTATCCGACTCCCCGAACAACGACGGATACAGCCTGCGTGCAACCAAGTCTGGAGCGTAGAACGTGTCCGTCTCAGTGAACAGACCGGGCAGCAGGTGGGTCGCACCCCGCGCAACAACAGGTACGAAGAACGTGTCTGTCTCGGTGAACAGTTCCGGCTCTAAGGTTATATCTCCGACGAAAAGCGTCCAACGATACTTCTGCCATGACACATAGATGTCCCGAACCGATTCAAGCTCGAAAGTAAGGCGAGAGATCGAGCCGTCTGTGGCAAACATCGCATTAGTGTATGTCCATGTGTCCGCCGAGATTCCGGCCACGGTTCGTAGTAATGTTACGCCGTTATAAACTCGGATCGTGTAGGTGGTCCCGGCTTCCGGACCTGTGCTAACAGCTTCGTGTTCAAGCAGAAAGTTTCCCTGCGTAATTCGATCGCGATGAGCCCATGTAAAGACAATATCGGCCCCTGCTGCGGTGCCGGTGGTAACGTCGGCAAAAGGCGTACCGTTGATCTGAAAGTTGCCCGGTGGGTAAGGCCGGCCCTGCCTCCCGCCAATATCGATATCATCGATCGGCGCATCATCCATCGGCAGCTTGTCGGTACTGGTACGTGTCAGCAGCTTGACGAATACCGTTTCACCGCTGGCGTACTCCCGACCATCGCCTGCCGGCATCGCCGTCTCAAACCATACAACAACACTAGCGTCGTGCGGTGCTGGCAAGGTGTCAGCGACACCCCTGGCCACGGTGGCTGTTCCTGCTTCCGTGTCGATGGCGTCTACTCGCATGTACTCATCGTCAATGAGTACCGCCGAACCGACTTCGATTTCCGAAGCGATGTCGAACAGCGAAGTGATAGCGGTGATCGACAAACCCGTGTCGTAGTAGCCAATCGGATCTACCAGCTCATAAACCGGGTCCCACGAGTTAATGCCTCGCTCGACCCAATCCTCTGCGCCAACCTTGCTGGCGATCACGTAGTCTTGGGAGTCAGAGTTGGGTGGTTGGGCGAAGACCTTGATCGAGCCCGAATCAGGTTGGACCGTTGCCAGATTTGCCGCTGTAAGGTTCTCAGCGAGATCCTTGTACGTCATTTCCTCGATACGTCGCACATCTACGACATGCGCAGTACGATCGGGCGGAATCCACGCTGAAGGCTCAACCGAAACAAAGCTGGCCACGTCTAGTGAGAACACATCTTCTACCGCCGTGATCGTGATCGAGCCGTCGCTTGCCTCATCTATGCGACCGGCACGCAACACCAGCTCGTGAATGCCTCGGCTATGCGCGCTTATCCGGAAGGCGCCACCTGGCGGAATCGCCCACGCTGCGCGATCGAGCTTGACTGTCAGCCGGCGCAGCTCTCGCGATTGCATTTCGACATCGCGTTGGGCCAGCCGCAGAGCGAGATCGGCTGTCGGACAGCCAGGATACTCAACCGATGTGCTTATCGTGACACCGAGAGACTGGATAGACGCGAGATCCTGAACGCGGACTTGCCCATCTTCATCAGTGAGCGGGTCGTGATAGGTCACAACCACTTCGTTGAAACTGGTGTCCGTCGCCGACGACTGATCCTCGCTGATGTCGAGCAAGCCGGAATTGAAGTCGAACAGCGGCAAGGCTTCAACGGTGTAATCTTTTCGGATTAGCTTTAGCGTCAACAGCCCGGTCGTGCGGTCGATGTATATGACACCGCCGATGTGGTTGATGACGGTCTGAACGAATTTATCTATGTCGTCTTCCCGGTTCCACCGGAGACAGAGGCCGAACCCTTCGTCGAACAGGATGTCCGCTGCTGCTGTGAAAGCTGAATCATCGATCAATGCGGCGGGAAGCCCTCTACCCCACGCCCGGTTGGTAGCGCACTCGTAGATGATGTGAGCCGGGTTCATCGCGTGGATATCGCTGTCCGGACCCATAAGGATGCGACAGGTATCGATGTTCCAGGGCTCGTTCCTATCCCATCCTGCCGTGTAGCGCCTGACGCGCATTTTCCACGGCTTCGGGTAAGGGTTGTTCGACGTGACCCGCCCGTAATAGAACAGGCTCGTAACCCCCCGCCAAGCCGGCCTGAGTCCCGGTAGATGATCGTTGATGATCGTGGGCACCGTTTGGTCTGCGGCGCCCATGAGTACCGCTAGGGTGCCCTTAATGCCCCCTTCTTTATCATCCCCGCCGAACAGGTCGGGCTTGTTGATGTCGAAGATTACGTTGTCGAGAACCTGCCCCGGAGGGTCGATGGCGCCGTTCCACGCCAGGATATCGCCTACCTTGATTGCGACCAGCTCATTCACCGGGCCGCGCGACACGCCCATGTGGATCGACATGTAGTAGCGGTAGCCAACAACCTGACTCGTGCCGCCTGACTTGCTAGCCATAGGCAAAACCTACTACGACGCCACTGCCGATCAGCCCGAGCCCTACCGTCCAGTAAAACGGCTCATCGGAAAACGAGAATGATCCTACCTCTCGTGTACTTATGACCCACCCGACCGCCAGCAGTTCAACGCCACACATGAACAGGCCGATGGCAATCCAGATCATCAAACCCTCTGTGCGTCAGGATCGTTGCGGGCGATCTCAACCACCTTCATCGCCAGCGCGTCACCCGTAGCAACAAGTACGCTTTCAGGGAGTCCGTCAGTGATGAAGTCGGACCAGCTAAGCCCTTGCTTGGCGAACCACTTGCGCGGCTCGCGTGCGCACATCCCGGCGTCCCGAAGGTGTTTGATGGTTACGATTACCACTTACTTTCCTTTGGCGCTCGCCGGCTTCTTGCGAATGGCTTCCGACTTGAAGTTGCCGGTATGTAGTACCATCCAATCGGAGGACCAGCAATCACCAAAGATTACTGCTTGCGGTGTGCCCTCTTTGTGCTGCGGAAAGTTGAAGTCGGCAAACGTTGAAGGCTTTGCGTCGGTACTGACCGGCTTCTTCGCTGTGAGCGCGGTAATCGCAAAAGAAACAACGAGAAGTGCGATGGCCCAAATGAAATTCATCAGAACACCGGATCACCAGAGAACGGACTTTTGCCGGGGGTATCGGGGAAGCCGCCGAAGTTGAGGATGTTGTTGAACTTGTCGTTGCAGACTTGTCGAGTGCGCCGGCAGCCAGGGAAAAAGTTCAGCGATTGGCCGGGTAACAACCCGAACGTACTGCCAAGCAAGATCACCGTGTCTCCTACGTGAGACTTGATGCCTCGGCGCTCAACGATACCAGCTCGACGTGGGCGCAGCGGATACAAAGCAAGATCACCGTTATCCTGCAATACCAGCGTGTCACCTATGTCGCCTTTTGTATCTGTAGCAAACAAGACGGTGGAGCCGGCATACAAGACTAAATTACCGTCTTCTTGCAGAGCGAATGAATCTGCTCCCGATTCAGCCGTATCCGTCTGCCATAGCGTAGTGATCTCGTTTTGAGTAAGGATGACATTTCCGTTCTCCAGAAACACCAACGCGAACTCGTTGGACGGACTCCGGACAAAATCGGTAGGCCGCATGACATCGCCGGGGTTCATCGCAACCACGCCGTCGCTGCCGATCCCTCCTACATCCGTCCCCGTTCTCCATAGCACGGTGCTTGTAGTCCACTCCAGATAGCCGCCGTCAAAGTAACCATCTTCCAGCGCGGTCAGACCGGCAGCGGTAATAGAGTTGCCGGTAAACGAACCTATTGTGGTTGTAGTCTTGAAATCTTCCGGGTTCACCTTGCATTGCGAATCGTACAAAGCGTAGGGGCAGCCCCGAGTCCATGATAGCCGCAGGCCGCCGCGTTTGAACGAAGCAACGATCGTGGCGCAAGTTATTCGCACCTTAACTTCGTCGAGCTGCGTCATCCCCGAAACCGTACCAACCCACATCACGCGCGCTTCATTGTCATAGCCGCTTATTATGCCGGCGTGGAGACGGCGAACGGTGACGTATACGGTATCTGAAGGCGTTGCCCCGGATGTCCTGAACATGGCCGGAAAATCTTCCGTGACCGGCATCGTGATATTCAGTTCGCTGTTGGTAGCCTCTCCATCCTGCTTTACCCCGTCGTCGGATATTGCGGTTGCGGTATAGAGGTTCCCGTCAGGGTCCAGCACGTCAACGTCGATTGCATTGTAGCGCCAATAGAAATTTGCGCCCCCGGACACGCGAAGAAACTCATACAGGAGTATCGGAGACCCGTAAAAGTTGGAAGTCTCTAATAGTTCAAACGCCATATCAAAGCTCCTTCGTGCCTATACTGCGCACGAAAGCCGTTGGCTGGTTCGATCCGAAAATCTCATCCGACGTAACAATGTGGTTGCCGTCTTCCAATATAATGTGAGAGTCAGCGTCGGCCGGATTGAAGGTGGTATCGCCCCATGCGACTCCGTTCCGAGGTATCGGTGTTGATCTAACAAACGGCCCGACCGCGTTCAACTTACCTCTGGCAAACTGAGCGCCAAAGTTACCCGGCCACCCGCAACCGGCGAGGATATAAATCGGTCCTGTTGGTATATTGTTTGAGAAATCGAAACCACCGACTGAGGTTTCAGGATCTTGTGTGGGTCCGCCGCTCCCGGTCCATGTGTCCGGACTGCTGGAAGCGTTGCACAGATAGATCATCTTTTCATCAAGTAACACCAACACTCCAACCCACTGTCCTAACTCTCCGACATCGAATGTGGGCATTCTGTCGGGATAGCCCCAGCCAGCGTGGCCGCCGCCACCGCTGCCGCCTTTCATAGCTACGAAAGCGCTTCCGGCCAAGGCGGGAAAACTTGTGCTAAAGTCCAACTGTACCGGGTTCGTAAGCGTGAAATTTTCATCAGCAATACCCACACAGATATTGTACTCGGTCCCCGCATGGATCGGTTGAAACTCAAAGTAGACAACCCGCTGATCACCCTCATCATCATCCGTTCCTTCGCCGGAATCATCCTGTCCAGGGAGTGAGAAGGGCGGGTTACGGATCTCCGGAAGGCCACGAAACAGTGTGGTCACGGTAGCCACGCCGTAGGTATCCGTGTGGTGAACGATCTCGATGCTATCTTGATCGAGCCGACACAGATTCAGAAAACTGATACGCCGAATGGCGCTCATCGGAAGCGCTGCATCGAATGCGGACGAAAGGGTGATCCGTTCGGTTGACCCGTCTCCAATTAGCGCCGAACTTAAAACCTGTTTGTAGATCCTGGCGCCACTCCACAAGTGTATCAGGATGTGTTCTCGCCCTCGGAACGGACCCTCGAAAGAAGTAAACCCGCACCGCTTCACGTCAAAGCTATGAGAGTCTATCGATATGTTGGCGACTACTTCGAAATCCTCGAAAAACGTTGGAACCCATATCGGATACCGTCTGCCTTTCAACAAATAGAGGAACCCACGGATAAAAGCGTGTTTCGCCCTACCCTTCAGAAAGAACGTGAATTGCTGAACCGTCTGCCCAGCCACGTTCGGTTGAATTCTCGCTCGCTTTCCTGTCTGGTTATCCAGCTCCGCGATGATCCGCTTATATTCATAGGACAAATCGTTTACATCGTTCGGTTCTGTCTCCAGTACAAAATACCCGTTATACAAGCTCAACGTAATCGGAGCCTGCGAAGGGTTGTCCTGTACCGATGAAAATTTGACCCTGACCTGATACGCTTTATCGGCCTTCCGGTTGGCTTGCGGCATAGCATCGATGCGACATTTCTGCATCGGGTATATCCGGGTTCCAACCGGCCACGTTCTCGTTAGCGCGGAGCCGGTAATTAGCGTCGTACCGCCTGTGCTCCCAGCGTTCTCCGCGATTTCGTAATCCCAAGGATTGGCCCCTTGAATAAAGAAGGCCGTATCGTCGTGTAGCTCCGACTCGACGGCTTCAACTTCAAGATACGACGTGCCGGCCGAAGCCGCCACGGTAAGCTTTCGTATATCGTGCCATATCGGCAGGTAAATATCGGCTCCCCCGACGCGCTCAACGAACATGTCAAACAGCGTCCGGGTGGTTCCGCGCACGGTGAAGGTCATTTCGAATGACCGGCGTGGCGATGTCCTCATAGAGAACCGCTGCTCGGCACCAATCGGTGACGCCAGGATGCCCGTCATCCATTCAAGAGTTTCGGTGATGCCATCCGCCCAGTTTGGCGGGATCGACCACACTGGAAGATTTTCAAGTGCCATCCCGCCTCCGACGAATGATCCGTCTCCGCTTGACTGGCTTGGGTACGGGACAACCCTCCGTAGCTGTCACAGGAGCAACGGGAACCGGGTCCGGGGTATCCAAGTGGGTCCGAGGCTTCGCGGCTCTCCTAACCCGTTCCTGTGAGGTTCCCCACGGGGTCATCCTTTGACGAGCCCCCTTATCGTGGCTGCGTTCCGCACCAGTGTTTGCACGATGACCCGCTCGCCGTGAGCGCTCGCCATTGCGGCCGGTATCTGGCCTTCGTCCATCACCAGCACACTACGGATATTCACCGCTGACCCGCCGCCACCGTTCATGATGTTGCGCGGGCTGCCGCGAGACAGGATCTCCTCGCCACGTTGAAGGATGGCCGCCTGCTCGTCTGGCGCCAGTCCAACCACCTGACCAGAGTGGTAGCGGGGAGCGTTGGTAAACCAGCTCTGTTGGACTGGCCGTCGCGGTACGACGGTTTGCCCGACGACACCGCCACCGTGGAATATGAATCCGGCAGCCGATGCACCGGCTGCATCGCCGAAGAAAGTGCCACCTGAAGTTAAAGAGAGGCCGCCGCCACTGTCTCCAAACAAGCCCCCGAGTAAGCCGCCAATTCCTCCACCGCCACCGCCCCCACCAATTCCGAATAGCGATGATGCCAATTTCAACCCTTCGTACTTCAGAATCGCAGTCGCAATATCCTTTAATAATTGGGCGAAAAATGAGATCGCTGCCTGTTTGGTAGCATCGATAACGTCCTTGAATTTTTTCGTCCCTGCGACTAGGCCACCCATCGCCTCGCCGACTGTGTTGAACGCCGTGGTCAAGCCTGTCGAGAATGATTGCTCGACAGCAGTTTTAATCTCTTTGAACAGTGGCGAGACGTACTGAGCCTGCGACCGGAACTCGGCCACTTTGGCAGTCAGCAACGCGATCTTTTCAGGTGGTAGCGCCAGCCCTTCGGCCGTCGCCAAGAACTTTTCAAGATTGCTTGCTGCGCCGAGGATCGCCGTACCCGTCAGGTCAAACGCTTCTTTCGTCCTTTTCTCTTTTTCCGCTATCGTAATATCACCAGCGGCTTCCAGAGCATTATAGGTTTGGACCAGTGTTTGACGGGTTGTTAACGCCTCTTTTCCTGCCGCTTCGTATGAACTAAAGGTGGCTTGCCTAAGAGCTGCCGCCCGCTCAACTTCAGTCCGCTTGATAAGACTGTCGTACCGCTCACGGTCAACGGTTGAGGATCGTTCACGCAGCTTTTCGAGCTGTTTGATCTCGTTGTCGTACCGAAGGTTGACCGCTTCGGTTAATTGGTCAAGTTGAGATTTATTTTGGTTGAGGTTCTGACGGCGAAGTTCACTGACTTGTTTCTCTGCCGTGTCGAGCTGGTCTTGTTCCTGCTTACGCTTTTGGATATCGGCCCGAGCTTCACCTTCACCGCGTTTGCGGATTGCGTACAACTCCTCGTAATTTTCACGGCCGGCAGCAACAGCGTCAGCAACAGCTTTCGAACCGGCAGCTTCAATGGCTACCGCGTTTACTCCGTCCTGTATCCGCTGTTTTGCATTATCTTGATCGCGTTGGTAAGTCTCCTTGGACTTCTGATCTCTGAAAAGGGCGATTTCTCTATCAATGATCGCCTGAGCTTCGCTTCCTTTAATGCCTTCATTTTGCAGTCGTAAAAGAATTTCTTCTCGCTTGATCCTTTCTTCCTCGGCCTGACTCGAAGCGCGAACGAGATCAAGTTGACGCTCGGCATTCCGTAACGCGGTGGCGCCGGCTGCTACCGCCGCAGCGGTAGGCCCACTGGTGACGCCGCCACCGTCGTCAGGTACAATCCGACCGGACGTTGTAGCCGCCTCACGTCCGCCTATGCTGTAGTGGCCGGCATCCTTGTGGCTGAACGTTGAACCAACGGCGATAGGTAAGCCCCGTTCCGCCGCAATCCCAACCACGGCTTTGTCCAGCATATCGTACAACGGCCCGCCCGCTGCCATAGATCCCGGAACAGGCTTTCCCGTGTCGTCTACGATCCGAACATCTATTGCTCGACCGGAAGCGTGCTCCGAGGGCATTCCGGTATCTCTAACCGTAGCACCCGGCCGAAACGTGCTTATCGCCTCGGCTCGATAGCCGGGCGGCAAAGCACTGGTTGCAGCAGCGAGGATAGCGACGAGAGTTTTAAGCTCCTCCGTGTTTACGGCAAGACTGCCGGTAGAGAACCTGCCTGCTGCTCCAGGGATGGGAGCTGTAACCGGATCGCCCGGCGCCCCTGTACCCACGGATGGCGTGGTCATGTAACCTGCGGCAGCCCCTACCGCACTACCGACCAGCCCCGCCGCAGTTCTCGTTGGGTAGGTTATGACGCTAAGATAACCACTGATAATCTTTAACGCAGCCTGAACTTTGGGACCATCAAGAGTGCTGACAAAACGATCTACAGCTTCGATACCTTTCGAAAGACCGTCAACAAGACTCGTAACATTCGTGATGACAGAATTAAACGCGCTGCTCTCACCCAACTTATCGATGAAACTGTTCCACGATGTACGCAGTTTTATCACAGCCTCATCAAATGGACTTAATTTCTCTTTCCTGGCTTTGTCGTATGTCTCACCAAGGAGACGAAGAATCTCAATTTGGGCTTGCTGCTCTTTTCCCGCGAGAAACAGCCCACGAATGTACTCTGCGTTCTTCGCCCCGATCGCCGGGTACACAGCAACGAGTCGATCAAATGCCTCAATGCCACCGGATATCCCGGTAGTCAGATCCTTCATCGCTTCCGGCACAGTCTTGCCGGTAACAAGAGCCATCGCCTGAGCCGCCAAAGCGACTTCTCGCAGCTTATCCGGACGAACGTTCGCGTCAAGCGCGGTTCGAATAGCTTTCCCGGCATCATCCCAAGCCACGCCGAGATCGCGAAGTTCTTTCCGTAGAGTGGTAAGAGATCCTACGTTTTGATCGGCTGCATACTTATTGGCCGTCAGAAGCGCGGTAAATTCCCGGTTTGATGACAGCGTTTGTAAACGCGCCGTCAGCGCCTCAACCCCAACAGTCACCGCGCCAACAGCCACAGCCACAACTGGAAGCCAGCGTAGAGCGGCCATCCCGAAGATTTGAAAAAACTGTCCGCCCTGCTGAGCGAGTATTTGAATCCCGCCTTGACCGGACGCGAGCCCGGTCAGCACGTCGTTTACTTGGTATCCGAGATTCGTCAACTCATACGGACGAAGCCCAAAAGCTCCGACAGGAGCGGCAGCGCCTCGGGCGGACCCTGTAGCTGCCGCTGTTGCTCCCGGTACGGTTGCTGCCGGTGCTGCTGCCTGCGCCCTTTGTGCCTGCCGGATGGCGTCTACGGTGGCCCGAGCTGCGGCAGTCTCATCCGCCACCCGCTGTCTCGTAAGGGCGCGCGTTTCATCGTTGAACTTTCTGACGGATGCCAATACGGCATCACGCGCTATAATTTGTTCTCTGGTCTCCTTTTGAGCGGCTTGTATCCGCTGAACCGTAGCGTCCCGTTCAATTGCTATTCGTTTTGCTGCTGCATCGCGATCGGCGTCTACCCTCGCCCGCGTAGCCGCGAGAGCTTCGTCGTAGTCACGCTTTTGCGCGGCGGCCGACTCAGCGTTGCGCCGCAATGCGTCTTGGTACTGCCGTTGCCCTTCACTTGCCATCTTCGCTCGGGCGTCGGCTTGGGCGCGTAGCGAAGTGGTTAGTCTCTCTTGCTCGGCCCGCTCGGCGACAGCCGCCTCTTTGGCTAGGCGCTGATTTCGCGTCAGGTCAAGTAGCGCTGCGCTGAGCTTGGTACGCCCCTGGCCGGTCTGTTCAGCCACAGCATTAAGGTCGCGCTCGGCTTGCGCGAGGTTGGCGGTATCGACACCAACTTTCCGCAGCGCTTCACCGATACGATCGTACTCGGCTTTCTGTTTGGTGAGGGCGGCTTCGGCTTTCTCATAGGCTGTTACCAGCCCTGATAGCTTCCCCTCTGCCTTCGCGGTAGTATCGCTCGACGCCTCTAACGATTGTCTGTAGTCGGTGAGCTTCTTACGAGTCGCCTCAACTCGCGCTTCGTTCTGCGCCAGGACGGTATCGAAGTTCTTGTATCGGCCGATCAGAGCGTCAAGGCCGGCGAGGTTTCGCGCCGCCTGATCGAGCTTCGTCAGAGAGGACGCCAGCTCGCGTTCTTTAATCTCAGCCCGGTTGGCCGCACCGATCTGAGCGTCAAGCGCTTCCGTGATAAGCTTGACGCCATCAGCGACTTGCTTGAACCCGGCTGTCGATAAGTTCTCGACGCGGACCCGTAGCAAGACATCCCGTGAGGTTCCACGATCGCTCATCGCATATCCTCTAGGGTCTGCTGAAGGTGATTACCTCCCGCAACCACGTCTACGATAGCCGACCGGATCAGGATCGCCTCGGTAGCCATTCGGTTAAGGTCGTGGTCGCGGGCGATTTCAACCTCCGTCCATAGCATCGCCAGGGGGAAGCTCCACACGTCGCTCCGGGTATTACCGTGACGAACTAAAAGCGCCGCGTCTCTCCGAAACCCTTTATACAGCTCGACAATAGGGCTCTCCCTTACGCTGCCGCCGCTTCTGTCGTCGGGGGGAGTATCCCGCGAATCAGTCTCACCACGTCGGCGACGAATTTTTTTACGGCAGCCGCATCAACAAACGTCAGGTCGCCGATCGCCTGAAGGATTTCCGTTTGGACCGGCAGAGGCAATTTGGACGCCATATCCTGTTGCTCGTACTCGTCTGCGCACATCGCAATGATGTTGGATGCGACAAGCGGGCTTTCCCGAATAACCTCCATCACCGTATCGATGATGATCTCAGGGTTGGAGAAGTCGAGATCGGCACGAGTGCGAAGCATGGTGATAATGCGGTCGATCGCGTATTGGTGCGAGTCAACGATGATCGCGACATCTTGAAGCGTGATCCCGCGAACCTCTACATCGCCACCGTCAAACACGATCTTGCGTCTCGGTATGCGGACTTCCGATAATGGCATGGGTTCCTCCCCGGTGAGCGCCGGCTGTTTAAGGCACAGCCGGCAAAGCCTCCGATCAGCAGCGTCCGAGGAGGAAACCCTACGCTGCCTCGCGGACATAGACGCGGTTGCCGACTGCCGGCTTCAGCACCACGAAGTTGAAAGTCATCTGCTGCCACGTCTCACCCTTCAGGCCATATTCCCCGGAAGGTGTGAGCTTCACCCGTGGCCACGTGTAGTTCTTGTCGGTGCCTTTCGGGTTGTCGGCAATGAAGCGCAACAGCCCTTCGACCTGCGTATTGTCGTCGATGACCGTCAGGCGCGTCGATACGCCGATGTTGTATTGGATCTCGATAGTGTCGCCGTCGCTGATGTCCGGGGAGGTTTCGACGAGATACACCCGGCCATTGACGAGATCGACAGTGTAATTGCCCGTCGCACCGATGACGCCACTGGCCGATCCGCCCGCGAGAGTCGCCCCTGAGACTGTGAAGCTCGCCGATGTTACCGCTTCGGCCAGGGTAATCGAGTTGCCCCCGACGCCGCTGGCGATGGCCCGGAAGGTAATGACCGTGGCTTCGCCCGACGCTATGACATCGTAGAGCAACGGGTAGGCGTTGACTTCAGCAATGATGTTCTGCGCGGTGATTTGAGTGTTAGCGCCGATCGTGACTTCGTGTGCCAGAGACGCCGAAGCCCTGAACGTCATGGCCTGACCGTTGACGGTAAACGTGTCGGCGGCGGTAGGCTGTCCGCCAACCGTGGCCGTACCGAACGCATGAAGGCCGGTGTTGTTGGTCACAACCACGGCGCTGATGTTGCCAACGCCATCCGGAATCGTCGCACTCGACCCGAGCTGATAGTAATACCCGAGCTTGGCGGTAAAGACTTCCGACTCGCCCGATGAACTCAGCACCGACTCGCTGGTGGCGTCAGCCGTACCGAACCACAGGGCGACGTTTTCAATGCTGATGTTGTCGCAGACGAACGTACCGTTGCGGTCGATCTGCAACGTCGCATTATCGTCCTGCTCCCGAAGCCCTTGATCCGAGCTGTAATGCGGGAGATCCTGATAGGCCGATGACATCGAAATGCTCGGCGTGTTGCCGAGATACCGTTCGCCTGTTTTGGTTTCCGTGTCGGGGAGGAACTTGTCGAAATAGAGCTTACCGCGCCCAATGACGTAGTTCTTGGTTTGCATGATTTCACTCCTTCTCGGTTTTCAGGGCGCGAACGGCTCACTTATGTTTGTAGCTAAGCCTATACCAAGCGGAAGATAGAAGAAAGCCCGCGCTGATGTAGCTCCGTCTGGTCGAGCGGCTGTACTGACAACACCCGGTCCAATCGTCATCCCGGTAATGACTCTCAGGCTCTTTAAGCCGAGGAAGTATTCACTCGGGTACATCGGATCGCCTGTGGCCGGGTTCATCAGAATCAACCGGGCAAGCCGATGCTCGACAGCCGCCTTCAGGTTGTAGGCGTCGTCAGTCGGATTATCCGAGGCATGGACAACCCATCCTTGGATCAGCAGCACCCATGTCTCGTGTCGCGCGATGTTGTTCTCCCCAGCCACGTCTACGCTGACATCGGCGCTCAGGTGCTCGACGATCGAGATAAGGGGTAGCGGGTCATCGTCGCCGTAGACCAACCGGCCACGGAACACCTTATCCGCCATATCGAAATCATAGCCGTTCGTAGGCGTGATGCCTTGTAGGTGCTGTGTAAGAGCTTTCAGAATCGTGAGCTGCCAGCTATCCATCGCCAAACAGCCTCGCGAACTGGCGTAGAAATTCAGTCTCCAACGCTCCTAAGAGCGGCGGGGAGATATCGACTGCGACTGTCCGAAAGACTTGATCGACACTCGGGCCGTATAGCAGCGCTACGCCCTTCAGCGGGCCGCTGGTGATGAGCTTGGCGCCTACCGTGCTGTGCAACGTCTCGCCGGCTCTTAGCCTCACAGCGAGCCCTAGATTGCCGTTACGGAGGTTCAGCAAGAATGCCCGTGGCAGCTCTACCGAGCGGCCAGGATGAACCTGAACAGATACCCGGCTTCTACGGCGTGTCGGGCGAGACGTGGTGAACCGGGCAAGCGATGTAGGGGTTTGTCGGCCAGCGATCCCGGCTTCAAGCTGACTGTCCGTCGCCAGATACTTCAGCCCGAACCGCGGGTCATTCAGATAGCCACTCGGCCACGCTACCTGCGCAAGCATCGCTTCACGCGCCAACGGCAATCCCTTCCGCTTGGCGGTGTCATTGATCGCCATTCGGGCTGCCCTTTGCGCTGCCGCTGGCGCCCGATCGATGTACCGTTGGAAGCTGTCGATACCGATGGCGTCCATGAACACGGTCATGGCCGTGTCACGGTCCAAATCACCTTCAGCGGGCCGTCAGTCGGTTCCCGCACGTCAAGGGTGAAGGTGTAACCGGGGAGCGTCACCACGCCGCCCCGGCGAAGCGTCAAGCCTCTATCGGACAGCTCATCAGCATCAAAGATGATCTTGTCGATGTTCTCAAACGCCCTGGCGTACTCACCGCCACCAATGTCACCGATCGGCGCACCGAACTTATCGTGCCACCGGACTCGCAGCCCGATTACCGGATCGACCAATGTGGAGTCGACGTAAGACGCCAATACGGAAAACGCGGTGTGAACATCACGCCGCGCTTGCCGCCGAATGTCAGACCAATCGGACACGACTTACAGATCGTCGAGATCCGATTTCGCCCGTCGCCGGCCACGGGGTACTCCGGTCTCCTGGCCTTCCTCGACAGCCGGCTCATCTGCGGGCTTTTTAACTTCGGCTTCCAATTCGGCGATTTCTGCGCGAACCGGAGGATCATCCGCAACCCGCCGAGGAGTCGGAGCGGGCCGCCGCACGACAGGCGGAACGTGTGCGTCCAACACCTTAAGCTCGGCGTCCGAGATACCGACGCTCTCCGTCCGGAAGGAAGTGCCAGGATCGATGACTCGCCGCGAGTCACCGTGCCCAACATGAAGACGCCCAATCGCAATACGTTCAGCCATGTCCCACTCCTCAGTGTGTTCGCTGCCTACAGCGATCAAAATCCCAACGAATGCCGCTTAGGTAATCACCGTCAGCTTGAAGCTGTTATTCGGATTCAACGGCACAAACAATGGCGCGGACTGAGACATGGTGTAGACGACGCTCGGATCGGGCTGACGCCACATCTTCGGGAAGATCGTTGCCTCGGTCTGGAAGTTGGCGTCCGCGTCCATGATCGCGCCGAACATAGCCGCGCCGTCCACAGCCGGGCCGTAGCCACAGACGACGTTTGGATCGAGGAACTGACGAACGATCAGCGATCCGTCTGCCTGCGTCTCCGAGTACCAGTTGGAGTAGCGGTAGAGGTTGAACCGACCGCTGCCGCCGTCAACAAACCCCATGAGCTGATAGTTGGAGTTGCCGTTCAGGACGGTGCGGGAGAACTCGCTGGTGGAGCCGCGCTTCTGGTTGTTCAGCAGATCGAGTACGGCAGCATTCTTCAGGAAATACTTCCATGCGTTCGTGCCGAACCCGATATCGGTGATCGGAGCGTTCCCGAGCGGGAAGGACAGATCGACCATATCCGCGAGATCCTGAAGCGGATCGGCTGTTGCGAGCTGGTCCCACCGTGCCGTGGTCAGAAGCGTGGCGGTGAGGCTTGCGTCACGGAGGAAATCGACGGTCTGCGACGGGTAGTCTTCACCAACGACCGTCACCATGCCGTCGATGATGGCCTTGCTCGCCATCCAATCCCACAGGCGTTCGATCCACATGCGCTGATCGCGCATACTCTTGACCACGTGGGCATCGAAGCGCTGCGCGATCGACAAACCGCCGAGAAGCGGTTCCCCCATCATTCGAGGGATTGCCTTTGATGGATCGATAACGCTTTTCGGCTTGGTGTAGGCCGGGCGAAACGAGCGAGCCGCATAACCCTGGCTCCTCATCACGCGGCCTTGGACGTTCGGCGCAACGAAAGGCGCAAGCTTCCGGTTGTCGATATCGGCAACCTCAAACATGATTTCCTCGCGGTCGCTGGTAATGACACGCGGGAAAAGATTCCGCCAGAAACCATCTGGCAGATCGGCAAGCCGCTGCTGAACTTGAATCAGCTCCGTAGTGCCATACAGCGAGATCGTCATGCTTCAATTCCTTCCTTCGGTCAGCGCTTAAAGAAGCTGACGAACGCCGATATTGGACCCGTCGAACGCACGCTTACGCTGCTCCAGCGTAGCCAGTCCGACAGGCCACACGAGAGCTTCATGGTTGAACACGCCCCCCGTAAAAATCGGCAGGAACGCCCCCGGCGTGGCCGCTGGAACCGGCTGTGCAGCAATGGCAATCGCGTCACCGCTCGGCACATCTTCCGCTGCATTAGCGCCGGTCAACGTGGCGGCAGAAACGGTAAAGCTGGCCGAGGTAACGCCTTCGACAATCGTAATAGCGTTGCCCGCCGTACCGATCTCATCGGCCACAAGCGAAACGGTTGTGCCTGACGACGTAGCCGACATCTTGAACCGTTCGCGTTCGAGATTGATTCGAGCCGCAATATTGGCTGCCGTAATGGTTGCCGTGGAGCCGATCGCAATCTCATCGGCAAGTGTCGGAGCTGCGCGGAACGTCAGCACGACACCGTTGACGGTGATCGTGTCAGCGGCAGTCGGCTGCCCCCCAACCACGTAGGAACCCACCGCGTAGTCACCGGCTGTCGTGAGCGGCACAAGCCTGCCGTTGGCATCGCGCATCAACACCGCGAACTGCACGATGGCGACTGCATCTGCCGCTTGCCCTTGATCGGTGACGATATCCGACTCGCCCGCATACAGGTCGAATTGGTCGAACCGGCCGAGATCGGTGATGCCGCTGGCCAGGAGAGGCGGATACGTCGCTGCCATCTTTGAAACTCCTTAATTTGAACGCATCAGTGGCGTTTCCGCTCAGGTAAAAATTTATGCCCGATTGCCGATGCCGATAACCTTGCCCCCGGTCGCAGCGACATACCCCGTCAACAGCCGGTTCGCCGTCGCCTCGGGTGTAGGCTGACCGCCAACCACTTCCGGATCTGGATCGGCGCCCACATTCGGGTTCTGCGTGCTGTTCATCGCGTTCTGGAAATAGTTGTTCGGCTCCTGCCGTCCGGTGGCCGGTGCCGCCGCCTCGATCTTCGGCGAGGCTTTAAGGATCGCCGTCGCCGCCTCCACCGACATATCGGTGTTGAGCGCCAGATGATCGGCAAGCGTCTCGCGGCCCTTGGCTTCCTCAGAAGTCCGGATCGCCGCCGAGCGGGCGCGGTCAGCAGACACCGCATCGGTCGCCGCCTTGGCTGCGATCCTGGCCACTTCCTCGGCCGTCAACGTCGGCGTTGCCGGTACTGCTGCCGCCACAGGGGCGATCGTCGGGGTGTTTTGTGCTTTGTCCATGATGTCATCGCCTTCCGTTTCAGCGTCAGAAGTCAGCTCGTTGAAGAAATCGGCAACCGCTTCGGTTGGAGTCTGTACTGCATCAATAAGTCCAAGTTCAAGCGCCTCCGGTGGCAGGTAACACCGGGCTTGCGTAGCGCGAACTTCATCTTCCGACAGACCACGATGACGAGCTACCGCCTCTATGAACAGGTTTGCATGATAGCTAACATCGCGTTGTATAGAGTTCAATGCACGGTTTGACAAGGGCTCGGTTGAATTTCCATCAACTTTCTCGTCGCCCTCGAAAATATATGTGACCTTGATGCCTTCCGACTTCAGCATTTCGCTGAAATCGACGTGCATCGCCACACAACCGATACTGCCGATACCGCCTGACGGCGTGACAACAACACGGTCGCACGCGCTCGCCAGGAAATAGGCAGCCGAGTAGCAGCGAGCATCAACCACGGCTAGGCTCGGCTTCTCGCGTTCGAACATTTCAGCCGCCAGCTCGGCGCAGCCTGACGCGAGCCCGCCCGACGAGTTCACGTCGTACACAATCAGTTTCACGTCATCGTCAGCGATGGCCGCTTGCATCTGCGAACGAATGAAATTGTAGCCAGTCGCGAAACTGTAGGACCAGCTCATCCGGTTAACGAGCATACCGTGAATCGGGATGATCGCTACGCCATCAGCATAAGCAAACGGCTTACTTTGCTCGACAGGCTCAAACCCGTAACCGGCAAGAATCTCAGTTTGCCGAACAGCAAATGCAGCTTTCATATCGGCCGGGTTGACCGCAGCGATATCTCGTAGATCCGCCGCAATGTCGTAACCCTTATCGATAAACTGCCCACGGTGATGTAGGCGAGAACCTACGTCCCGAGCGAAAGCGTGCATACTCACGGCTTAGACTCCCAACCAAACTTATCTCCCGAGAGACCGCCATCCGACACCACAATGTTCGTGTTGACCCGCTCGTCGCATTTCACGCCCTCATCGAGAGCCGATAACGCCGGAGCACGCGCCGGGGCAACCGCCACACAGTTCGGCTGGTTGAACGCCATCCACGCCAACCGTCCCCATCCGAGGGCGTAAAAGGCTCGCTCCATCGCCCCTGTGTGTCCGGGCAGGCTGTAGTGTTCAGATACGATCGTGTCCGCCACTATGCCCGGAGGGTAAGTGATCGTCTCCCGGCAAGCCCTACCATACGTGTCGGGGCTGTTGCGCCAACCCTTGCTGCACGCCGGCACGTACTTGTCGAACGCCCACCAGCCTTTGCCGAAATCCTGGATGCCCGGCTTGCCGCCGTCCTGGGTCTTCGTGATGTAGACCGCATCGCCCCGGAGTTCGTACACTTCGCCACCGTCTCCATTGGCGGCAACGAACGGGCCGAATGGCGCAAAGCTCCAAACCGCCACGGCACTCTTGCCGTCCCCCCGCAAGAAGCTCTGCAAGGCTTGGTAGTTTCCGAAGTCAAAGCGTCTGTAGGTCCACGGTGCCGTCGAGGTAAGCGGGGTTGCGGTATTGCCGTCCGGGTTAACCGACTGCACCAAATAGGAAAGCGGTTCCGGTACTGTGACGATCGCGCCCGATGAGGGCGGCGCATCGCTGCCACAGGCTGCCAGAAATAACAGGGTAACGACCGCAAGCAGCAGCTTCATCGGGCTTTCTCGACCGCTGCCACGTTAGCATCCGCTGCCACGTTGGCGTCTTTAAGCGCCGGCTCGGTTGCCACCACATCGGCGTCTGCCCGAGTGATCGTGCCTTTCGCAACGAGCACGTCGGTCAGACGCTGAAGGGCAGGATCAATAGGTGGCGCTTGGTTTTCGCGCGCGGCACGGCGCTCATCTGCCACTGTTCTACGACGCGCTATTTCGGCGTCATCGATCTCAGCAGTCACGGTATGGGGCTGACCGTCGCGCAGTCCGGTTACCGAGATTGTAGCCATTATTCGAAGCCTTCAAGTAAATAGGAACCAGCGACAATATTCACGCCGGAAGTCGGCGGGTTACTGTCCCCAACACCATAGGGAAGAATTCGTATCAGATTCGTCCGTCCCAGCGTCGGTGGAATAGTAGCTGTTGGGTTTACGGCGGCGGCCCCATAAGTGAATGCAAACTTAGCTACTAAATTAAATTCAAACGTATTTCCTAAGAAGGACGCTAATTGCGATGACGAGCCGGGAAAGATTTCCGCTACGATATTTATACCAAATCCGTTCGTGCTTTCTACTTTTTGAGCCCCTATATCTATGTTGGCGTCTACAAATGTCAGTCCTCCTACGACATTCGGCGTGTTTTCTGATACCGCGATATATGTGTGCCGGTAACTGTCATATTGAACGGGATCGTTAATGAATGTTACCCCGCTGTCCTGGCTGAGAACAAAAGCAACAAATGCATCGACGCTAAAGTTAAATCCCACAAGAGCAAGTCGGAAACGCGAAAACCCCGCCGGTAGCGTCAAATCGATATAAGCAACCGGCGACGAGATCGTGCCGCCTACCAGCTTGACGATGCCTGAGCGGTCAGGGAGAAAGGCTTGAAGCATCGTGCCCGCTCCTTACAGCAGGTTCGCGTAGGTGGCGGTCGCCGTGGTCCCGGTCACATAGACTTGGATCACCGCCCACGGCAGGATGCTCAGCCCTATTGCAACGGGAATTGTCAGCGTCGATCCGTCCGAAAACTTCACTTTGACGTTGCCGGCGACTGTGCAGTTGACGAGCATCTGGCGCCCGGCTGTCGTGGTGGTCGTATCGTGCGGGGTGATCGCAGCCGCGCCGGAAATTGATGGCTCGGAGGCTTCAATTGGGTTGCTCCCGCTTATCGGCGAACCCTCCGCGTCCTCAAGTACAACGCCGTGGTAAGTTGTTGTCCTGGCCATTCGCTAAAGTCCTAAGCCGGGTTGCCGAACGTTAACGCCGCCTGATCGGTCACGTAGTTGCCGACCCAAATATCGGTTGCCTCGCCGTCGTATCCATGCGCCGGATCGATATCGGCATTGGCGTTCGGGAACACGTTTCCGACAACCATGTTGTACTCGCCGCCTGCGATCACAACGGTTTTTGTCGAGTCCGTGTAGAACCTGTTCGCCTCGATCAACGCATACGACATGGCGCTGTCGATATCGTTTGTATTTCCCCGGAAGATGCAGCGCCGGATCGTGTTGCGCAGCGGAACCGCGATCGCCGTAGACGAGCATTTGATCGCCGTCGTCAAGGTCTGAAACTCGCAATCCTCAACGATATAGTGATGGTTGCCGCCCACATCCTCGATACCGATCGGCGTTCCGCCCGCACCGACGAACCGCATCCCACGGCAGATGAAATGCGAACTGTCCGGGTAAGTGGCACTCTCGGCCCGGTGCGCCTTGATCGCGGCACCCCCTGTATTATCAGGCGTCATCAGGAAGTTGTGGAACTCCCATCCCTGTTCACGAATCTCGATCAGGGCTTGCCCAGCCACGGGCGAGGCTGGTGCATACCACTTCGCGCCATCGTCATCCCTGACGTTGCCCCCGGCTGCACCGATGATCCGAACTCCCCGGACGCCAAGCGGAGCCACAAGCTGTTCACGCACCTTACCGACGAAGTAGATGGTGCCGTGGTCGCTCACCGCTGCAATGGCCGCCGCCATCGTCGAGAAAGCGCCAGCCGGCGAGGCGCCTGCATTGCTGTCGGAGCCGGTTACGGTGTTGACGAAATAGCTTGTGCCACCGGATACATTCGGAGGGGCGGCGGCCTCACGAACGGCAGTCGGGTTGTGAGGCGAACCTGCCGGATACCACGGGCGATAATCCTCAGCCATTTGCTCGAATCTCCTGAAGCTCGCTCACCATCGACGTGAGAGTTTCAAACATCTGCATAACCGTTTGGCCGCTTGTCGTGCCGTCGCGCTGCGCTGAACCCGGCTGCTGATCGAAGTTGACGCCGAGAACGTCAGCGAGCTTCTGTTCACGGCTTATCTGACGGAACACCTTCCGCCAGTCGCCGCCCTGCTTGGCGATCTCAAACTCACGGGTAGACAAGCCACCCTTGATCCGCAGCAACGCCGCCTGAGTTTCCTTCAACTCATCGATCTGCCCTCGGCCGGCGCCAATCCAATCACAGGACGTGAGGCATTCCTTGCCCCACGGCAGATACCAAATGCGGCTGTCCCAGCCACGAGGCAGAGGCATGTTGCCGGCGTTCATGTCTTCTTCAAGCCACAACGCCGCAACCTCATCGGCAAACCGATCGGCAACAAACTTCTTCCGTGCCATCATGTGTTTCCACGTCGTAAGCATGGAAGCACGAGCCGAGCTGTAGTTGGTGCGGGAAAAGTCTTTCGCAAACTCCTCGTAGGAGATCCCCAGCCCAGCAGCGATGTGCCGCAACAAGGACACTTCAAAGTCGGTGCCCACGCCTCCCGGTGTACCGAGAGTTTTTGCGTTCAGCTTTGTACCGGGGAACAGGTGAGGCATCTTCGCCCCGTCAACCGCTATCCCGTTTGCGTCTTTTAGGAACGTCGCCAACGCGGTGCTGTAGGCGCCGATCATGTTCAGGAAGCCGCTTGTCGGATCGGTAGCCTGCCCCTGGCCCATCGCCGCAGTGATAACGTCAGATGGTAGCTCCGACTCAATCGTGGCTGCGTAGCTGGCGTTGATGACCGCGTTTTGGAGAACCACTTCCTGAAACTTCTTCGTCATCCTCATTTCTTTGAGGACCGCGACAAGTTCAGAAATACCGCGAGTTTGATCCGGCTGAATGGCATCCGTGATGTGGATGACCATCTTGCGGCCCCACGGCTTCGATGCGGGAACGTAAGTCCAGCTAAACGGATCGCTTGGCGGGAAGTAAAATTCGGTCGGATGCGAGTTCCGAATGTAGTAGCCGAGCGGCCGGGCTCGCTGATCGCGAAGGACGCCCCGCCTCAAGCGGTTGTCTTCCATCTTACCGTCAGGGTTTGACAACCGTGACGGTGAAACCATCTGAACGGCTGTGCTGAACGGCCGGCTGTTCTCTCGTATCCACTCGCCGGTTGCCAACACTTCCCCGGTGTAGACAAACCCAGCCACGGCTAGGCGCACCAACGCGGTGAAGGTCATCCGGCGAGAGGCGTCAAACCAGCAATCGTTAGAGTCAGCGATCAGGTTGAACTTTTCTTCGTAGGCAACCTGATACTCCTCGGCCCAGGTCTCATCGAACGCCCTGCCGTAAAGCTGTTGCAGGACGGTCCAGTTCGGTTGAGCATTGAGGCGGTACTGCGAGCCGACGATATTATCGCGGTTGCTGTCAACGATGCCCTGCGCGTAGCCGTCATTGGTGACGACATCGCGGCCACGGGCGTCAGCCTCATCTTTGACCGTGTTGATGATCTGATCGGGCGAACGCCGGCTCGGATTCCATAGCAACGTCTCACGGCTGGTCCGCTCGGCGCCTTCCAGGCCACCGCCAAACGCGATAACCTCGGGCCGGGTGTCCCGTAGCTCCTGACGCTGTTTGCGGAGAGACCGGCGCTTCATCGACCCATAATCCCAACAGCCCAATCTAGCCGGGCGCCCATAGCCTCACGGTCTTTCACAGGCTTAGTAATAACTGTCGAAATCCACTGGTGACACGCGGCTTCGTCGCCGGCAAACCGATAGATGCCGTCCACGTAGACAGCGTGCCTTCCGTCGAACGTCTTTTGGATCTCGACGGTCAAAAGAAAAACTGCAAGGGGCGAGTGGCTACAGGCGACGTGCCAGCCACGCAACCGGCGTACTGCGCTTCAAGCAACGCGATATAGGCGTACAGCTTACCCGAGTTCGCCGCTGTGTACTCGACGCGCGACCCATCAGAGTCTTGGACAACCCGGATCGCACCACCGTTTATCAGCCGGTCGTATGCAGCTCGGGCGCTGTCAAGTCGTGTTTTGATTTCGGCACAGTCAGCCATCAGGTAATCCTAACGTCTCGCAGCGATCGCCTGCCGTTGTTTTGTGGCGCCGGGTTCGCGAAGATCGCCGGCACGTAATCGCTAGGCGCATAGAACTCGACACGTTTGATCGAACCGTCAGGATGATACTCAAACGCCTTGACGAGCGCACACTTGCCAGCATGGGTTTGGTGGCAATAAGGACAGGCTGTAACCTCGCTCATGCCAACGCCTTCCCGATAGATCCAAAATCGTACTTAGCACTTGTACCTACATCTTGCAAGACCCCTGCTGTCTCTGGCTTGACAACAAGCGGGTTCTTTCCCCAAACATCGGCCCAAGATGGCGGGTTCATCCAGTTTATTTTCTCGACTTGAAGGAGTTGAGAAGCACAAACTCCTAGTGTATAATATAGGAGATCGGTGGCCTCGTTTCGAGTTCCTTGGGTGCTAATCCAGCCCTTATCTGTCCTCCGTTCAGCACATAACTCCTTAAAAAACCAGTTAGGTAGCCAGTCTGGAAACCGGATTAAGCCCTTCCCTGGCGACGTGCTATCCAGCCGGTTTGCGAGCGCATCCTTCAGCACATTACTGTTCAAAAACAGCACCGGCACGTCGCCCCTGGCTGCCGCTAGACGGTCTTTCTTCTTAGAATCCGGGTAGTCAACGAACGCCCGAGGAGCTGAGATACGAGGTTCACCTTTTACAAGATGGAAACGATTCGCCAGCCCTCTTGCCCGAAGCCGGCGATAAAACGAATACGCCGCAGTCGTAACGCCAGCCATACCGCCGCTATCACACACGGTCATTTTGACCGTCATCACCCTGCCCGAGTCATCGTCAACCATGTAGGTTTTCAACATCACTTCATCGATCAAAACTTCCCAATCTTCTTCATTCGTGCCCGGCTTAACCCAAAGACGATCGCCATCCTCATCGTAACGGTTCGACTTCAAAATGGTAAACCGATCGACAATCGTAATGTCGAACGGCACCCCTGGCCCGATCCCGTGAACCTGAACAACGAAAGCGTTCTTCTGCACATCAACCGCAGCCACGAGGAAGCGAACGCCTTCCGGTATCCAAGGAAGCGGCTCCGCTCGTGCCTGAAGAACTTCGGGCAACCGTTCCAGTTCCTCGGCCTTCGATCGGTATGGCTCGCCGAGATTGTTGTTGTAGAACTTGCGAAGGGCTTCCTCGCTACCCGTAGACTCGTACTCACGGGAGGCATTGGTGAACTCGACGACAAGCTCTTGCCAACTCTGGAACCCTGCCGCCACGCCGTTGAGCCAGAAGGAGGCGATACGGCTGCGTGGGCCACTACCAACGACATTTCCTTTGTCGTCGATCGCCTGCCCGTCCTTCAACCAAATCCCATACTCCTGCATGGCCGACCTTTCTTCAGGGCCAATCGGATCACCACAACACGGGCAAATCATTCGCACGGTGTCAGCCGCGTCTAACGCATTTTCCTTATCGTCCCACTTTAGATGCCGAAAGTTGCCCTCGAAATACTCCCCGCACTTCAGGTGTGGCCAATACCAACGCCGCCGATCGCCACGATTGTAGAGGGCCAAGATGCCGGTAGTTGGCGGTGCTTCGTGCGGAGTAGACGCGATCCATCTTGGATCTCTGACGGGCCGCGACGGTGAACTCTCAGCCACGGTCATCGCCATAGAGCCGAACGTCGTTGTACGCATAAAAGCGAGATCGAACGGGCTGCCTTCATCGCCAACGCTATCGTCCATCCGGTCGTAATCGGTAAGCGCAATGCGACCGGCCGGCTTGCCGGCGAACTGCGTCACTGACGGCCATCCCAATGATAGGATCATTCCGGACGTGTACTGCTTCATCCCCTTGTTGTCGCCAGCCTTGTTTTTCAGCAATCGTGAACGCATTTCAGGGCTGTTGAAATTCAGGCGGTCGAGGCGGCGCACGCTGAAGTCGCGAGCAAGTTCTTGCGAAGGATTATAGAGAATCATGTCCATCGGATCTTGTATGACACTGTAGGCGATGAAATTTAATATCATCGCCTCCGTCTTCCCGCTCTGCGATGGACCGCAAAAGATCAGGGCTGAAAGCTCGCGACTCGCCAGAAGGTTTTGCGGCTCGACCATATACAAGGTCAGCTCGGAATCGTAAGGGCCGCTGCGACTGCCCATTCGTTTAATTTTTACGAACTTCTCCGCTACCTCTGTGACTGTGCGCCGGTCAGGTCTACGAAAGACATTCGCAACTTCACAGAAGATATCCTCAACGGACTTATATCGACCCGTCTTCTCCATCAAGTCCGGATCGTACAGGATCGGATCGTCGTAAGTCGGTAACGAGCTTGACACGGGCATCCTCAAGAGCTTCATCGACGATCCGCTGAACAGCACGAAATTGCCGTTCGTTCAAATCGGCTTCGTCCTTTAGTACGTCGGGGATCAAAATGATGGACATGCGAAGTGATTGCAAGGCTTCCGACGAAACTCGAATGATGTCTACCGTGTTCCACAACTCGTTTGCCTGCTCGCGATATCGCTCCCGTTGCTGCTTACCATCCCAATAAGCTTTAGACACCATCGGCGGCAGATGAGCATGGTTGATGCTCCTCATATATCTGTCGATCATATCCTGCGTGATCTCGATCTTAACAAGCCGAGCGGCGGCTTCCGCTAGATCGTAAAGCGGATTGTTCTGCCGACCCACACCGACCGGCCGTAGATCGCCGAGCCGCTTTGCAACATCAGGCGTCTTCAATCGGAAGATCAATGCAAGCTGGGATGTCGAGCACCCCTGATACAGCATCGCTTGTGATTCTGGATCAAGGTTTACCCGTTGGCCCATTTCTAGTGATTTGGTCATTCGTCGCAAGTCCTCAATCCGGTCGTGCCGTCAATCCGGCAGGCCGCACCTTCTTCAACCAACGGGCCGTCATCCGTATCACGACGGACCCCCATCAGCTTTCCATTTCGATTGAAAGTCGTTGCGCCCTTCGCTCCTGCGTCATAGGCCCGCGTGTAAAGCTTCTGAAAGTCTGCGTAGGACACGCCTGGACCCTTGCCGGCCACTTGACCGTTGACATTGCACGTCTTGCTAACAGAGCTGTCCACGAACCGCTGAGCGGCACACAGTACGTCAATATGCTGCTCTGCTGTCACTTCGTTAGCCGTCCGACAAGTCACGTCGAAAAACTGCTTAGCGTAATCCACAACATCGAACGATGTTTTACCGCTCGGCATTTCAATGTCCATTGTCGTATTGATCGCGTAAGGCGGCTCGATACCCGAACTGATGTTATCGGCGGCCATCGAAATCGTTCCTGTCGGTGCGATCGACAGAAGAAGGCCGTTCCGCAATCCATGCTTCCGGATACCGTCTCGGATCTCATCGTCGAGCACATTCTTAACAAACCAACCGTCAAGATATTTATCCGCATCAAACATCGGAAAAGAACCGCGTTCCTTTGCCAGATCAACACTGGTACGGTACGCCTGTAAGGCGATGCGTTCCAAGATCGCATTTTGCCAATTGATGTACTCTGAGGAACCGTATCCGGCTCCCATGATCTCAATAGCATTCGCCATGCCAGTGACGCCGACCCCCATCCGACGTTTATCCAACGCTTCCTTCTTCTGCTGTTCCAACGGGTAGTTCGTGCGATCCGGCACCATATCGAAACAACGCACCGCGCAGTCAACCACGTCGTCAAGCAGCTCGAAATCGATACTGTAACGACTAGACTTTGGCTCTACAACATAGAGCCCGTCTTCTCGGTTGCCAGTCATCCGGGATGGCGTCAACATTTTAACGATATTTATGCTACCGAGAAGACACGCGCCCCAAGGCGGCAACGGCTGTTCGGCGCACGGATTGGTGGCTGAAATTGTTTCGCAATAAAAGAGCGGATTGCGCTGATTGATCCGATCCATGAACAGGACACCCGGTTCAGCCCAATCCCAATTTCCTTCCATGATTGTCGCCCAAACGTCTACCGCTCTGACCGTAGCGTGACGCACGCCGTCAAACTGCAAGTCGTAAAGGCCGTCTGAGTATAGCGCCTCCATGAACACGTCAGTTATGGCAACCGACATATTGAAATTTGTCAGCCGTCCCGTTCCCCTTTTGGCCGTGATGAATTTCATAATGTCCGGATGGTCCACCCGCATTACGATCATCATCGCGCCTCGACGATGCCCGGCCGTTAAAATTGTTTTACAGTTGACATCCCAAATATCAGCAAACGACAGTGGACCACTCGCGAAAGACCCGTGGCCGAGCCCCCGTATCAACTCTCCTGTCGGCCTCAACGTCGAGAAATCGAAACCGACGCCACCACCAGTCCGCAAGGTCATCCCTGCCCACTTAAGAGCATCCATGATGCCTTCGTAGGAGTCAGGTATGGCGCCGTTGACGAAGCAGTTGTAGGCCGTGGTCAGATACGGACGGCCCATAGAATGCTGTTGCCGACCGGCCGGTAGCAACTCCTGCCCACGGGTGTATCGCAGCGCCCGGCGAAATTCCTTATCGTTGGTCGTGGTCGCGCGGGACCAGCGCACCGCGTAATCGTCAAACCGTTCTTCCGGCGCCCGGTATTTAGTTGCGTGAATGATCTTGCCGAAATCGGTACGCGGGCCGTAGTTGTCGTCAAACATTTGCAATCTCCAGTTTCGCCGCCCGATGCAAATCCAATATCCTTCGAAACATGGATTCCTCGGCGCTTTGTAGTTGCCGCAGCCGTTCGGCTACATACTCGTCAATTGTACCTCTTGCCGACAACAAGTACACCATGACTTGCTTTGTCTGTCCGGTTCGATCCAAACGGCCAACAAGTTGCAAGTAAAGTTCAAGCGAATAGAACAAGTCGTAAATGCACAAATGACATCCGCCCCTCTGGAGGTTGAGACCATGGCCAGAACTCTGCGGATGTACTAAAAGTATGGGTATCTTGCCTTCGTTCCAGGCTTCTTCTTCTTTTCCCTCCCGACCCATAACCACCGCTGTCGGGAAGGCTTGTTTCAACCTAACAAGTGAATGTTTGAACCAGTACGATACTATTAACGGCTGACCTAGTAACTGTTCGACCAACTCCTTCAACTCGTCGATCTTTTCATCGTGAAACGTATGGGCCTTACCGTCACCCCCATATACGGCACCACTGGCGAGCTGTAGCAACTTAGAACTAAGTGCTGCCGCGTGGACCGCCTCTATGATCTCGTCATCCGAGACTTCCAACAAATAAGTCCGCTGCAACTCATTGTACTGTTGCATCGTTTCATCCGATAGTTGAATGGAACGAGTCCGGACTTCAAACTCTCGCTTACCCCGGATGACGAAGCAGATGTCCGCAATCTTCTTCTCGATCTCCTCGGCGACCCCTTCCCGAATCGTCCATCTGTGCGTGTATCGGTTCTGCGTGAAGTACCTCTCTCTGAACGCGGTCACGCCTCGCCCGAAGCGCTCCCCACCGTCCAAAAGGAACACTTGAGAAAAGAGGCTCATGTAGTGTTGGGATGCAGGTGTCGCCGTGAGTTGGTGGAACCGCTGGATCTTAGACCGCACACGCTTTAGTGCTTTGAACACCACCGAGTTGTGGTCACGAAGCCTCGAACTTTCGTCGAAAAACACCACCTTGTACGGCCAGGACTTACGATCCCAACAAGCTTCTACAAGCCAGTGAACGGCCTCTTGGTTAATCACATGGATCTGAGCCGGGCTGTCAAGTAGAGCCCTCCGTAGTCGATCCTTTTCGGCCGTCCGATCCTTCCGCTTGACCAGCTTCAACCGTGGATCGTCATCATCGATCCGGATGACAGTCATTTTCTGGTACGCTAGGTGACGCCACAATTTTGATTCATACGGCCAGACGCGAGTTGCGACACGGATAGGAGCGATCACCAAGAATTTGCCCGTGTAACCTTGCATCCACATACGATCCATGATCGTCAGGCTAATTGCGGTCTTTCCTTTTCCCACATCAAGGAACAGAGCGGAGAACGGCTTACTCCATGCGAACTCAATCGCCTCACGTTGCTCCGGAAACAAGTCGGCTTCCGACCGCACGCAATCCTTGAATGTCTCCTCCAAATAGCCGTCCAGCATCAGCCCAACCCGGTAGCACGACTTTGCGCCCACTCGTTGACCATACAAATCGGCCATACCCAATCGGGACACTTGCCTCGCGCAAAGACGACTACTCCGATGCAATTGTCAGGGTTGCCAAGGTGAGCCCGAGCTTCCCTGAACGAATTGCCGGTTGTCAGTACGTCATCAACAATGAGAACCGGGTAGCCGGGCTCACGATACTTGTCGAGTGCCCGCGCCAAGACAACGCCGCCTCTCGGTATTCCGTACACCGAGCTGAACGCGAACTTCCATGTGATGATTTTCGCGATGGTCTCCCAATCTTCACCGTTTAAAGCGTCAAGATTGACCTTCCAAGGTAGCTGGAACTTGCTGTGCGTAGCGAACCAACCAAAGCTGAACAGGTTGTGCGTTACGCTGCGCGGCTTCTCCCACTGTAGCCGCTCGGGCCACGGCGCCGTCACAGCCGGATCGTTGATCGATTCACCCGTATGGCTGTGCGGGTAATCAAGCTGACACGTTGAGTTTTTACAAATCATCACCAATCCCCAAAATTTTGTTGGCCGCATCGACGCTCTCGACGACATGCACTTCAACACCGACTGCCAGCAGCTCGGCATGACGTAGACGCTGCTGCGGCGAGAGCACGCCGCCCGGCCGTTTCCATTCAAGGAACACCAGCCGCCCTTTCATACATTGCCGGCAAACGTCCTGGCGGTAGCCACGGGCGTACAGCCTGTCGGGCATACCGTTTGGCGAGGCGTGCATGATCTTTATTACAAGCCAACCGTGAGCGCGAGCGATCTTCCGGTGGCGTTGTTCGATCTGTGACTCAGAAGGCATTGATCGCTGCCGTCAGCCGGTTTAACGTTGTCTCCAGATCAGACGGATACGACGCTCCCCATCCGCTCCAGTTCGGCCATCTTCTCGTGGCGAACAACTCGACGTAGGGACCAGCTACCAGTTGCTCTATACGGCGGTACGCCTCATCCGGCTTGCGGCTGTGCTGACGTATCGGTTCCTCTATTATCTGACGGACACCCTTGCTCAGCCGGCGAGGCGATCCACGGGTTAGCAAAAGGCACGACTCCGACTGCTTACGGGACCAGTAACCCATACTAATCCGATAGCCGGTGCCGTCCTTCGTGGATTTCAACCACTCGAATACGCGAGTTTTGTATTTGAACCCCCAGGCTTTCGCCATGTCGATCGCCACGTCTAGGTGGCTATCTACGACCCATAGAAACAACACACAATCAGGCGCCGCAAGCGATGCGACCGGAAGCCGTAGAAGATCCTCCATCTTCATCGTCTCATACCAGTCAGTCGCCGCTCGGTGCGGTGTCGTGTTGTCGCCGCTAAACGTTTTGAAAGCCCACGGGGGATCGCATAGAATTGCCCCGTAGCTCCCCAACGCGAGCCCCTGGAACGGATTGTCGGTCATGCCGGTGTCCACGCCTCGATCGCTGTCGTGAGCGCTCTGACGGCTTCCTGCGCGGCTTCTAGCGATGCCTCGAAGCTCCGATCGTGCTCAAACGTTGATGCTGCAAACGCTCGGGGTTCGCCGCCAACGTAAAGCGCCCCCTCGTTGCCCCAAGGAGCGACTTCCCTGACACGTCCTGATGGAACCTCATTCGGGTTGCCGGCCCACTCAGGCTTCGGCTTCACAACATCGCCGACGACAAACTTTTCCATGTCAGACAGGATCGCCAGCGCCCGTTCTTCCGGAACGATGCTCACCTTCCAGCCGCTTTCGTCCTTCGGCCTCACACTCATCTGCCAGCCGTTCCGGACTGCAAAAAGCGTGAAGCCCGTAATGCCGTCAGTGCCGACAGCCTTCTCGATAGCGGCCATCATTTTCTCCGTTACATCGATCCGTGCGGGCGGCCTTCCTAGTATGACGGTGTACTTATTCACCGCAGCCTCGACCTATCTCACCATAGGCGCCCGGCTTCACGTACTCCTCGTGCGGTCGCCATCGATAGCCGCCTACGTCATCTGTGCAGGCAAACCCCCAATTCCGCCAATGCGGAAAACCTACAAACAGTGACCAGCAATCCAGCACCCTGCCGTTCGGATCGCGAAGCATGACGATCCGATGTTGGGTAGTCGGGAATCGAAGTACAACCGAATGGTTTTTCCTGTGCCGGGTGTGGGTAAACGGTAACGCCCAACCGGGTGTCGGGCGGTGGTTAAACAACACTTCGTCATACGCCCCGACTAGAAGGACGGAGACATTCGCCATTCGATGATCGTGGAGCGCTCGCGAGTCGTCGTCTGAGACGAAATGGTGGAGGTAAACGTTGAACCAGCGGTTCTTAGGGATGACATGCCAACGGTAGTAAACCGGATCACTTTCAGGCCCTACCGTCAGGTCGTACTTCCGACTGTCGGCAACCCGGTGTATCGCTCGGTGAATAAGGCGATCAAGAAGGGTCATCGTTACCTCATTTCCTATAAAACGGTGCGACGTAACCTCTGGCGTCAAGCGGGAATCCGGGCGCCCAATCGATCGGCTTGACGAAAAGTTCGCGCATACGCTCAATAGAATGATAGTTGTCACCGATCTTGGTCAGGCATATCGCTTCGTCATGGCTGTGGCCGACGATCTCCCAACCGTCCTCGTGGAGCCGAGTGAGGCCGACCTTCAAGATATCTCTGGTTAACGCTTGTACCAGATTCTCTGTAGTAACCCCGCCGTGTCCCTCGATTCGATCCCACTGTGTCGTGCGCTGGTTCCGACCCATGTAGGTGAATATCGTCTTGACGTAGGTATCCGGAACCTCGATCTGTACGCCCTCCGGTACTCCGTGCATCGCCATACCGTGCGACCGGATCACCTTCGTTCGGCCGGTATTAACCACACGCTGTTCCAGTCGAGGTTTGTAGTAGTATATGTATCTTCCGCTAGGAAGTTTTGCGAGCAGATACGGCTTCAGCCACTCGAAACGGGCGTACCCAAGATCGAACGGCGTATGCGTCGTCAAGACGTGCCGGATCGCCCGCTCGCAAGCGTACCAGAACTGCGGTATCTCGCTATACGTCTCGCGGAACACTCGAACTGAGTCTATCGACTCTTGCTCTGACAATTCGACGCCCATGTTCTCCGCGTAGGCCAGCAAGCCCGTCTTCTGACCGTCTACGATCTTGCCTGCACTCAGTCGATAACCGCAGCCGAGAACGGCCGGTTTACATATCTGTCGCTCGGCTCTGGTGATAGCGTCATACGGCTTCTTATAGAGCGCTGCGCCGAAGTCCTTGTACGGATCCAATCCCTCCCGGAAGACATTCAGCAAGCGCTCGCACTTAGCCACCCACCCGAGGCCGGCGCTCTCAACCGACGAGTAGTCCATGATTTTAAATTCATAGCCCGAGGGAGCGCGGAACATACCCCTTAATGTTCCAACGAATGCTTCCATCGGTTCGTTGATGAAAAGTTCGAAACCCTCGTAATCACCATTTCGAATAAGGTTGGTCGCGTAAGTCAATTTTTCGTCATGTTCTTCCGCGTCTAGTAACTTTGGCGTTCTCGGAAAATTTTGGGGCTGAATCCCTCTCCCCGAGAATCGACCCGTGCGACTGGCACCCATAAATTGATACATAAATCGCGCACGATCACCCTCCCCCACAGTGCGCCGAGCTGTAGCGGCTTTAGTCGTACTAGTCTTCGACGACCAAACACGCATCTCAAGTACGGACACACAGTCATCCGTAAGATTTAATCGTGATCCCTTCAATGACTTCTCGACAGATTCTTTAGTCAGATCGTCAAAAGCGTACCCCCTGACCTGTAACCACGGGAGGATCTGAGCAACTGAGTTTGGGTTACGGAGAAGTGTGATCTCGGCCATCCGATCTATAAGCTCGGCCTTCCTCCTCTCACTCATTTGAATGATGTTATCCACGAACCGAAGGTCAACCGGAGCGCCTCGGTCGTTCACCTGTTGGTCCAAATGGTAGAACTGCCATTCGGACTCAGGTAGCGGGTAACGTATGAGCCGATCCTTAATCGACCTTTCGGTTATGACATCTTGTATACAATATTGACAAAATTCACCCCACAACTCGGGGTCGGTATGCCAATTGCGCCATTCGTAAATTTGATTCTTAGTTGGCTTCTGTGGCATACAGAACTTATGAATAAGATCGCGTCCCGTCTTCAACTTGAGACGATCTTGCGGAAGCCCAATCTGAACGCCAACATCTTCCAGCGTGCCCATAAAAGACTGAGAATAAGCCAATACAAGGCTGCATCTCCATTTTGACAGCGGAGTATCAATCTTAAGGACGCGCCGTGTAATCGTCCTCTCAAACTGGCTGTTATAGCCCCAGCACATCACGTCAGGATCGACCAACGCATCCCGCAACTCGGCCGGAAGCCTGGACTCGTGGGACTGCCAAAGTTGGATAGGGTTGTCGTCCAACTGGTAGGCGGCCATCAAGACACGAGTACTAGAATGACTGGAATACCTGTCGAGGCCTACTATTTTAAGGTCCAAGTCTGAAGCCGACTCGAAATCAAGATGAAGAACGGTCATAATGACTGCCGTTCCAAGTAATCTGCTAGAGCACGAAGGATTAATGGATCATCCTTTGCGTACCCTAAAGCTACGTTACATCCGTGGCACAACCAACCCCTGAAGTCTCCCGTGTAGTGATCGTGATCGAAGTTAATTCGACCCGCCGCTCCGCATACCTCGCACCTTTCTGGTCTGGTTCGACCTCCTTCAAAGTTCTTATTCCGCCACTCCCGAGCCTTAATCGTACCCATCTTCCGTCTGTAAGCCTCCCTACACACCCCCGCACACGTATTTGTGAGGCCATGCAGCCGAGATATATCTGCGCTACAAACTACACAAACCTTACCTATCCTACTCAGTCGAAGTCGCCTTTTACGATTGCAATCATCTCCGCAAGTATGAGCATCCGATCGGGAGTGTGATATGTCTTTCTCGCACTCGCTACAAACTCTCGTTATGAGATCCACCTTCTTTCCCGCCGATTCCCGAGCACGGAGTTCTTTTCTTTTCCAATTTCTCTGCCGCGCCCGACAGCCGCCGCTTTGACAAGTTTGTGAATGCCCGTGCAGATGCGAAATGTCGGCGCCACACACGACACAAGCCCGATTCGATCCGTCTAACGGCATAGCTACACACTCAGCCTAGAAAGAAAGTGCCCCGATCCGGAAGCGGGATCGCTCGGGGCCACACGACTCACCACGGGGAAAGGGCAAACCCGCCCCGCTTCCGGAACTACAGATCGTCGTCGTCGCTCAGTCCGTCGTCATAGCCGCTGTCGTCATCGTCGATAGCGCCGAACGACTCGTCGATCTCGTCTTCACCGATGCGCGTGCCTTCGCCGAACGGCTCATCGTCTTTGACGAATTGCACGGCAAGAAGGTTGGCGTTAACACGCTTGCCGAAGCCGTTGTTTTGCGGCCAAGGACGGATCAACTCGTTGACCCAGCACCCTCCGTAAAAGATCCGTCCAGCTTCTTCCGGGGTGAGGACTTTCGCCCGGCCGGTTGTCGGATCTTCACCTCGACCACGTAGCGCAGGACGCCGAACCTCGCTGGCACTAATGAGGTAGTGCCCCGCGTAGTCCGGATTGCCCAAGAGATCACCGTTCTGCATGAACTTCCGGTCGGACGGGAGTTGGACCTTCATTTCCTGCATCACGCGATTGATCTCTGCGATGATAATTTTCGCTGACGGCGCATAGTCTGGCGTCTTCGGCATCAACGTTTTAAGAGACAGCTTTTGCCCATCCTTGAACGGCGTGACAAGATGAGGATAAGACGCACGGACGTTCTTCACGATCATCGACTGATCCGAGTAAAGCGTGACGTACTTCTCCTGCTTGACGATCGTGCGTGATGGCTTCTCGGCGAGTGCTACTGATGGCATTGTATTCCTCACGGGTTTACGGGTTTACCGGGTTAAGGATGATCGGCTCCTCCTCAAAAAACGACTCATGGACGTTCGACACAACCTCATGAGCCCTGTCCATCGGCTTCCACTGTTGCTTCCTGAGTTTGCACCGATGCAGAAAAGTCTGTCTTCTAGCGTTACAAGTACGGCTGCAAAATTTTTGCGTAGAGGGGATAGGCTTGCCGCATTGACGGCAGTAGTGCTGACCGCTCATAGTTCATCGCCTTCGAACGACTCATCGACGATCGACCCGACCTCGGCCCGGTTGTCGCCAACGGCAACCAGAGTCGGTTTGCCGGGAGGGCGTTCTACAAGCGTCCCGACATATGCTTTAGTCAGCTTACCTCGGACGCCAGCCGCACGTACCAGCTTCTCGGATTGGTTGGGCGAGACGACCTTGCGGACGTAGATATCGTCATCGTCGATCCCGAGCCGCGCCAGACCTTCGGCCGCTTCTTCTTCATCCTTCCAGCGGCGCCGGCTGCGGCCCTCTACGACCTTCCACAAGCCCCCCAGGTCATCGCCCTGAAGACCACGGGTAATCAGCTCGTCGGCTGCTTGGGCGAACCACCGCTCCATCAACCCCCGCCACCGCAAGAGCTTAGCAAGCTGTTCGGTTGTGAGTTGGACGGGGGGCTCTAGTCGCGGCTTCGGCGGATCGAGTATCGCTATCGACTGTTGCTGTTCGTGCGACACAGAGTCATTCTCCAACACATCGAAACTGAGGTCAGCGAGAGCCTGTCGGGCGACTTCCATCGCGGGACACGTCAGCCGAACTTTGCACCAAAGGCAGCTACCCGGACTTGGTGATCTGTCAGCGTTCGGCTGCCACGCTAGAGCCGCTCGCTCTCGCGCCCACTCCGACCACTCGGTAAGCTCTGATCGCGAAATCTCATACACATCGAAGTGGTTTAGTCTCGGCTGCGCGATGTGCATCCGTATAGTTTGAAAGTGATAAATGTTGTCATAGGATTGAAGGGCACCCCAAGCGTATAAAAGCAATTGACTGTTATTTTTCGCGTACACCTGAATACCAGTTCCGAACTTCCAGTCCACGACATCCAGAACGCCAAGACTACAAATTATCAGATCGGCCGTACCACCTTGATATTCGATGGGCGTGAGACTAGATATATCAACTTTGATTTCATAAAACCTATCGCCCGGTATGTTGGCATACCGTTCTAAGCATACCTCCGCGAAACTGTACATATCGTCATCGACTTCAATCTCAAATACTTCCTCCGTATCTGGTTTTGTCACCGTGTATGTTGTGCCGAGCCAATTAGGTTTGTTACCAGTCTGTTGCCATTCGGCTATCAAGGCATGGAACGCGGTGCCTTCTGCCGCGTAGTAACCTGCCGTGTCGTGAGCACTCATGCTCGGTATAAGCGAACCGGCGCAGTTCAACCACGTTGAACTGTAACTCGGCCGGAATACCGAGTTACCGTCTTTCCAAAGATCTGCGCCGTCGCTCATGCTTCGGGTCTACAGATCGTCGCTGGCTTCGGCCGGCTCGGGCTCCTTCGATGCAAGAAGGACTTCAGCCGCCGCGATAAACTCGGGGTACTTCGTCTCGGCGACCTCGGCGAGCTGCGTGGCGTCGAACTGCTTCAAGAAATTGAGGTAGACCGGCGGCCCTTTCTCGTCACGCACCTTGCGTGCGACGGCTTTCAGTTCATCCATCCCGATCTTGCGAGGCCGGCCGGGACCACGAGCGGCGGCCGGGGCAGCAGCAGGTGCCGTACCTTTCTCGATACGTTCGGTAAGTTTGAGGACCGCCGCCGTCAACGTGTTTACCGCTTCTTCAAGTGCCACAATCTATCTCCAATTTCGAGTTAAAAACTTCGCTATTGCCAAACGAAGTAACAACACCCTATCGTCTGGTAGGTGAAAGCGTCAAGTACAAAGTTGAAACGAGATACAAAATGATTTTCCCGCTGCCACGATACATCAGGATCATGTCGGAAGGCCCGGACAAAGAACGGGCCAAAGATCGGTTTTTCCTACAACTCGCGTGTATCTACGCAAGCCGAAGCGGCCGAATCCGTGTTCTGGCCGGCTTAATCGGTGTGAACTATGAAACTTTGAAGTCTCAGATGCGTGGAGTTCAACACCATCCGGTATCACAGACTACCTACGCAGGCGTGAGACGGCTTCTCGGCCGCGATTTCATGCCATAGGAAAAAGCGCCGACCGGGTGCCCGCCCGATCGACGCCATATGCTGCTGCAATCAGCTAGTAGAGACGAGTTAAATGATACACGCAGACCCGCCAGTTGTCGATAGTCCGTTAGATCGTAAACTAACGATAACCATATTCGAAGACGAAACCGCCAAGGTAAAACGGGAGCACCAAAAGTCGCTCCGCGAGCTGGCGCCCTACATAGATAAAAAGTCAGCACCGTCCAAGGCTGCGCTCCCGTGGCTGAAGCTTGCCCGGTTCGGCGATAAAAGATCAGCGGTCTCGCTTCGCAACGACGCCAACGTTGTGTCGATCAGCGGAATTGAGATTGATTATGACAAAGAACAGATTTCGGTTTCACAAGCGGCCGAGGTATTCCGCGCGAACCGTGTTGCGGCGCTGATCTATACCAGCCCCTCTCACAAGGCCGCAGCGCCCCGGTGGAGGGCCTTGCTCCCTACCTCCACACTCTTGCCCCCTGTCCAACGTAGCCGCCTCTGTGGCGTCGTAAACCGCATCCTAAAGGGCGATGCAGCAGGGGAGTCATTCACCCTATCGCAGAGCTACTACTACGGTCAGGTCGGAGCGAATCCCGACCACGAGGTCATTTTGATAGATGGTCGCTACATCGACTACGCTGATGACATCGAACCGCTCGACAAAACCCGATCGTCGAAACACCGTTTCGCGGATGACACGGACGAGTGGGGATTAGGATTTGACCGTATCGACGACATATCGGACGAACGGTTATGCGAATTGCTGATGAGTATCCCGAATGACGGGAGGTTCGACGATCGTGGGGAGTGGTTCGAAATCGGGTGTGCTGTTAAGCATCAGGCGCTCGACTCCGACGCAGCTCGCGAAATGTTTTACGAATGGTCCGTCCAGCATAGCTCTCATAATGAAGCTAAATTCGAGAAGACATGGAGAAGCATCGGCAACTACAGCGGGCGACCTGTAACCGTTCGCTACTTGATAAAGTTAGCAAAGGGTCACGAACAAAAAGCAACCACCGAACGGCTTTCCGAAATCCTTATGCGAATGGACTTCGCACCTAGCCTCGATGATCTGCGAGCGATAGCAGCGGACGCTCGTAAACTCAATTTAGACCAGATGGACAGAGTACGCCTAGTTTCGTCGCTCCAGAAAAACGCTAAGAATTACGGTGTCACCTTGCCGATTAAAGAGGCTCGCGACATGGTTCGGCACCAACCAAGCGCGTCAGATATACCGGATTGGCTCAAAAATTGGGTTTTCCTGAAGCATACAGGACAGTTCTACGACCGTAAAACAGGTGAGCATGTCGATCACCACGCTTTTGACGCCGCATTCGGTCGGTATGTAGGACCAGACAATACCGCTTCTAAGGTTGCGCTAAACATCGTCAAGATACCCGTCTTCCACATGACCATGTATCTGCCAGGAGAAGAAGACGTGTTCACGGACCCGTCAGGTCTAACATGGATAAACACCTACAGAAATACGGCGCCGCCGATACCTGAGATATTGACCGAACGAGATAGACGGAATGTCGAGTTGATTAAAGATCACTCCCGGCACCTGTTCGAAAACCAACACGACATCGAAATCCTACACTCGTCTCTAGCCTACGTCGTCCAAACCGGCAAGCGCTGTAACTGGATCACGATCATCCAAGGGGCCGAAGCGATCGGCAAGACATTTTATGCTCAACTGATGGCTGCCGTCCTCGGCGGAAGCCCCCACGTCTACAAGCTAGACACACAAACCCTTACCGACAGCTCGTTCACCGAATGGGCTGAAGGACATCAGCTCGTTTTCATTGAAGAACTGTACGTACACGGTAAGCGCTATAACGTCATGGACAAGATCAAAACCTACGCCACAGACGAGACCGTTAGCGTTCACCCCAAGGGCTTTCGACAATACAACGTGACCAACACTGCGACGTACATAGCGTTCACAAATCACCGAGACTCTGTGCCGCTAGAGCGGAGCGATACCCGATACTTTGTCCTCTTGTCTCGCTGGCAATCGACACGAGAAGTTCTGGCCTTCAAAGAGTCAAATCCGACCTACTATCGGAAATTGTTTAACACCATCCAAGAATCGCCCGGCGCTATCCGAGGCTGGCTGATGAACTACCCTTTGCACCCCGACTTCGATCCAACCGCTCGGGCGCCCTCCAGCCACGGGAAAGCAACGATGATCGATGAGTCGAAATCCGAACTCCAGACCCTCGCGGAAGACCTGATTAGGGACGGAAATATCCCTGGAATCTCCGAAGAATTGGTTGTCGTTCATCTTTTACGTGAAGCTCTGGCCGATGAAAGCGGCGTTTTACCGACGCCAGAAGCTACGCGCGCAGTCCTCCAGAGGCTACAGTTCACCCCTATTCAGGGTAGACGAGTAAAAATCTCCACACACCCCGACGCACCCCGAAAGGACTTTTATTGCTGGTCAACAGACCTGAAAGTGCTTTCATCCACGCAGGATTACATTCGGAAATTAATTATGAATAAATTATTTTACGACGAACTTTAATTTGGGTGCGTCGAAACGGCCCCATTTTGCCACACACCCCACTACGCACCCCAAAATAAGTCATTGATTCTCTTACGTATTATATTATTTAGTGTGTGGGGGTGTGTGGGTGAAAGAATATAAACCTTTATACATGAGAAGAAAGTAAGTTTATTAACACTAATTAATGCCGAATCTTACGTATGATAGGATAAGGTAGCTAGCCGCACCCCATGCCCCCACGCACCCCACGGAGTTTTCATGCACATCCATGATATCATCGAAGAAAACGCTCATGACAATGCGGGGTACGCCATCGCGTATGCCCTCCTGCAACTGGCAGACGCCCATCGCAGTGCTGCTATCGCGCTCCGTAATCTTGGAACCGGGAACGCGGCAACAGAGATGGGTGTAGTAGAAATGCTTGCAGGGGAGGTTGGTCGCATTGCAGAAGCCTTGCGGCACATCGTTGACAAAATGCCCGAGGATGACAGTTAAACCGTGTAGCCGGCCTAGCGGGGGGACAAAATATGGCGAATCGCGCCTCAGCGCCTCCCGCCCCCCGGATTTAACCTGACCGGGGACCCATTGCCATCACAACGCAACGGTAGCGTTTCATTAAAACCGACAGGAATTGGACGTGAAACCAAAGGATCGATATTATCCGCTCCAACCAACTGAGGCCGAGCGCAAGCGCGACGACAGCTCGCATGGTGGTGGATGCAGAAAGGCCGACCCAAGCCCGCGCCTATCGTGGACGATGGTAGCGACACCATCGAAGATTCGACGTTCATACCGAATACCAAACACAAAGGCTAAAATTTTCTATTTATATCCTTCATAGAAATTGCCCTGATAGGGTCAAAGGACAGAGACCTATCCCAATGACCCTAGCAGGGCAAATCGCGTGTGCGGGCATCTGTGAAGGCTTTAGGGCATACGCCATCTACACGTGCAACGCTATCCCATATCGCCTATCTACACGTGTAACGCAACGGTACCGTCGCGTTTCTTATCAGGGCAAAAGAAAACCGGCCCAACGATGGGCCGGTCAAACCTTAACGCACCGTGGTTGAGGTTACAGCGTACTGTACGGGTTGGCCTCTACCGCGCACCCATGCCGTTCGGCCGTGTCCTGTAGTTCCTCCCATCGCGCCGCATCGCTATCGCTGTAGCGGTCAACATCCTTTGGCAGCTCATACTCGACCGCTACTTGCGGCGTCACCACGCGATAGAACAGGTAGCCATCCCTGGCGTGCGTCATAGCGTCAACCCTCTCTCTGTCATCTGTAATTTCATAGAGGCATCCAATGTGCTCTTAGGTAAAACGCAAGAGCTTCTAGGATTTCCGGATTATCATCGGCGTACCCTAAGATCGCGTTACATTTAGTGCATATCCAACCCCTAAATCCACCCAATGAATGCTCGTGATCCCAGTGCAAAGCTTTCTTTCCTGACGGCCTTTTGCATACTTCACATAGCGTAGGACGTGGGCGCGGGGCTTGTGCTTCTCTAATACGCCGATTGTAGGCTTTCTTTTTAGCTAAAACTTCTTCACGGTTTGCAGCGTATTTCATTGCATCACGTTTAGCCATTCTCTCTTTATTCCTGGCTACATACTCTTTTCTGTAAGCTATGGTACTTTCTTTAGTTTCATTTCGCTTGCTGTAAGACGCCACCTTTTCAGGGTTATTCTTTCTCCATAATCTCTTAGTTGGCGTCATAGCGATAGCCCGCGTTCTGTCATCTTTAAGGGCAGGCCGCAACCAGCCGTTCCGTAGCGATTTTTCTCGACCACCAACCATCTTGGATCACGTTCTAGCCTTACCGCGCAATCGATCAAGTGCTCTAGCAGTCGCAGTCCAGCATGGGCGCCGCTCTTGGTCTCATGGCACACAAGCGCCACGGCCACGCGCCTATCCCTGGCGTGTGCGACCGCTGCCCTAGTGGCCGCGACTGCATCCGGCCGCATCGTTTGGATGCTGTCAACGATCAGCAGATCCGCATCGCCAGCGGCCGCTAGCGCTTCCCCTATCTCATCGGTAGCTAAAAGCTCCATATCCGGCCGTAGGCCAAGCCTAAGCGCCCTGGCCGCTACTTGGCTTAGTTCCTCTTCTGCGCTCACATACAGGCTTCCACGGACGCCACTAGCCGCTTGCGCCAACAGCGACGATTTTCCGGCGCCGGGCGCACCGTGAAACATGACCGTTCCGCCACGGACAAACCCGCCGCCCAACACTGAGTCGAGCCAGGGCAACCGAGTAAGGATGCGACTCA